TACAGCTGCTGATGTAACTTTTTATGCAGTGTGGGGAGAAATAACTGTACCTATACATTATTATAGAAATACAGTAGAATCTTCATTTAATGATACTAGTACTTATTCTTTATATAGTAGTACCACCGTTATACAACATCATAGCTATATGATACCAGACAATATAACAGTACCTAATTTAACAAATTATACATTTACAGGTTATTGGCGATTAGGTAGTCCTAATTATACACAGTACACTAAATTTGGTATTACTTTTCCAGTAGGTGTTATACCATACGATTATACAATTACATCTGCGGATGGATTTTTAACTGTTGGGTCAATTATTACAGACATAGTTGATACAGTTATGTTATACCCAGTATATAGAGATAATACACCAAGTGTTATATCTAGTTTATTTTCTACATATGAGTATATACCAGATGCTGTAAAAGAAACTGATTATTTTGCATATTTAACTGGTCAGATAGCAGTGCTAAATACGTCAATTACAGATGAAAATGTAATAATGGCCACAAAATTTAGAACAAGTGCTGGTAGTACTGGAGTTTCTTTAGATATTTCACAAGCGACAGCTACATTAAAATCTGATGAATTGTCTCCAGTAACTATTAATTTAAATCCAGCATTTTTACGTTCGGTATATAACAGTGATTTAAACACACAGGACTTATATTTAATATATAGAACTACAGGTATGTCAGATGGTAAACTGATAAATCCAACTACAACAAGTTACATACTAACTATTACAGGTATAAAAGATAGTTTTGGAAAATCAATTTCAGATATTCTATTAATTATATCTCCACCTAAAATTGTAAGAGATGTAAACTTTAATGGGGATGCCATAGCATTTTTCAGAGAAGCTCCAGATTATACTGATATTGAAAAACAAACTACACATGAAGATAATGAGTTGTGGAATAATGGTTTATTAGTATCACATGATTATCTATTATCAGATGATGATGAATCATTTAAAACTAAACTTGAAGATGAATATAATGTCACTGGTACAGATTTAGCTAATTTATATGTAATTGATAGTATATCACTATCTAAACTTATAGAGTATATACTTTCAAAGATACAGTAGCAGCATAGCTGCTTAACATATAAATACTTAATATTATATATTTTATTATTTATATATTTTATTGTGTAAAAAAACAATGTATTGAAATACAATGCATTGGATCTTATTACTTGTATTTTTTAATTATTTAGGAATTAAAATGTATTCAATAGCATTTCCAAGTATTTTTAATGGTGCTACAGTGAATTTAGTTAAAGATTATGATGCTATAAAAAGCAATTTAAGAAATTTATTGTATGCAAATCGTGGTGGCTTATTTGGAGATCCACATTTTGGCACAAACATAAAACCAATACTATTTGACCAGGCAGCACCAGATATCTTAAAAGAGCTTGTTAAGGATGATATTTATGAAGCGATTCTATCATATATGCCACAAACAAGCATAGATAGAGATTTTATAGAAGTCACTATACAAGATACATTTGTATCTGTTACAATTAAGGCTAAAAATGATGCAGGTGTTGTAACAGATTTAATGAAAATAGAGTTACTTACTACTGATGAAAATTAAGGAACTAATTAAATGGCACAAGATATAGTTAATGAAAATCAGAAAATTTCATATACAAATTTAGACTTTTCATCTATATACACTGAAGTTATAGATTTAATAAAACAACTTACATATAGATGGGACCCTTCTATTTCTAATGAATCTGATCCTGGTGTTGTATTAGTAAAATTATCTTCGTTAATAGCTGATAAATGCAATTATAACATTGACAAGAACATATTAGAAACATTTCCATTATCTGTAACACAGAATGGAAATGCAAGACAATTATATGACCAATTAGGTTATTATATGGATTGGTATGAAAGTGCCTCAGTTCCAGTACTAATAAGTTGGATAGGTGAAACTACAGATAGTTCAGCTTCATATACAATACCAAAATTTACAGCCATTACAGATGCAGAATCAAGTCATGTATATTCATTAATAGGTGCTGAGGGCGTTGATGGTGTAGTTGTATCAGATACGATATTACCTGCAGATGGTAATGTTATGACAGTAATTGCTATGGAAGGTACACCTGTACAATATCAGTTTGAAAATGAAACTGTTATTACTGCACAGATGGTAGACCCAATATCTAGAAGACTTTATTTTCCACATTCATATGTGTCACAGAATGGAGTTTTTGTAAAAAATACAGATCAAGAAAATTATGCATCCTGGAAGCGTGTAAATAATCTATATGAAAACTCATATAATGAGTTGAGATATGTATTCGGATATGACAGCAACACAGATACTTGTTTCCTAGAATTTCCAGATAATTATCCAGAATTATTTGGAAGTGGTATTGAAATTACATACTTAGTAGTTCCTCAAGAAACATCAGATATTCCTGCTCAATCTTTAAATCAATTCTTAGCACCTATATCAATTGGAGAAGGTGCCGGTATAGTATTAGATTCTAGTAATGTTAAAATTACTAATTATGTAGCTGCATCTGGGCATAAAGATATTGAGAGCATTGATGATGCATATGTAAACTATAAAAGAACTGTAGGTACATTTAAAACTTTAATTACACTAAGAGATTATCTTAATTATATTAGAAGTACAGATATTGACATTTGTTCAAATGCATTTGTATGTGATAGAACAAATGATATACAGTCTACATATAGAATAATGAGCAATCAGCATGATTTGGATACTATAATTGTTAAAGTTGAACAAGTTATAGACAATGATACGGTTGCTGAATCTTCATTTGATTATAAATTTATTAAAACTACTGATAGTTCTGTAGTTGCTGGTAAAACTTATTATAAAATTATAAATAATGAATTATCAGAGGTTGACACTTCTACTGGAAGTTTTGTGCCAAGAGAAGAGGGTTGGTATGAATTAGAATCTATAGAGCCAAAAAAGAAAGATGCACTAACTCCATTTTCATTAAAATTTTATCTTCTGCGTAAAGCCATATCACTTAATAGTAAAACGGCATATAATCAAACATTTTCAATGATGAAACCGTATCCGGACTTTGATTCGCTGCTAGAAGATACATCACATTTAGAGCATATATATGAGGACATATTACCTTTAGGTAAAAACTCATTTATCAAATCTGAAGATGGTAGTTGGTTATCTGATAAGTCATATTGGTTATATGATACAGAAGAAGATTCTTTTACATTAATAGGTGATACAGAAGTATTTGATTTACCGCCGGCTGATAACTCAAATGTTTATGAGATAGATGTAGAAGCATTATTACCACATACTGTTATGTTTAAGGGTGTTTATCCCGTTATATTAAATATTTCTACATATAATATTGTCGATGAAGATACACAAGCAGATATAACTAGTAACATTATATCAAGTTTATATACCAGTGTTAACAGTTCACAAGTTGATTTTGGACTACCTATATCAGTTGAATATCTGGTGGAAGTGGCTAAAAATAGTGATGATAGAATTAAAAGTATTACTATAGATCCAATTGAATACTCATTATATGCCACATATTACGATAAGGATGAAGATTTATATATAGATGTAGAGATAGATCATGATATGAGTATTTATGCTCCAAGTTCATACAGAAGTATGACTGATTTGGTAGCTGCATTGATAAAAAAGGATGTTGTATGTAAATCAATATTAGCTGGCACAACACAATTATTAGTTCCGGATAAGACATTTATATATCACTTAAGTCAAAAATATATAGACTATGTAGATAATATAAGTAATATTACTGGTGAAGCTATAATAGATATACGGAATGATTCTGTTACTTCATATTCATTAGATGATTCAGATTCATTTATCAGAAAAGCCTATACTTTGAAAGACAATGAAACAGTGTCAATTTATAGGCCTAGTTTTAAACCATCTAAAACATTTACAAATAATGTACATTTTGAATATTTACTGTATAATGATATAGCTGCTGATTCTTCATATAAGTTAGGTACTAATGAATTCTTTATACTATATACTCCAATAAAAGATGCAGATAATACTTCAATTGTTGGTTATACAGTGTACTCATGTGGTACCGGTGCAATAATACATTCTACATTTGATATTAAATCGCAAACTTCATTATCAGCATTATCTGGTTTTGCAAAAGCTCGTGTAATACCTTATTTTACAGTAAATCCTACTCAAAATTATTATGAATTGTCTACATATAATGAAAATTATAAAACAGAGATTAGAAACAGCTCAGCTATAATTAATAATGCTATATCAGGAACTAATGAGATTAGTATAGAAGAAGTTTCAACAATAACTATTGATAGACAGGACAAATATAAATTTTTCTGGATATTATCAGAACCAACATATTCAAATAATTTAAATTTAAAATCATACACTCTGTTTGATACATTTGATAGTGTAAATGATAATAAGCATTCTGATACCATCAATACATATACATTAAGAAATGGAGAAGCATTATTCTACACTAATGAGGCTGGTACTGATTTTGCTATGTTAGGACCTGGCACCACATTGATTAGAAACTGTGGTGTTGAATCATCAGAATATGCTGAAATAGAAAATTCATTATATTTTGTAAATGCTAATGAAGTTAATCATATATTACTTGATGCAAATTTTGATTTTGTTACTGATGAGAATCAAGTAATAAGACCGGCGATGAATGGTTTATATGAAGTTGCATCGACTCCAGATCCAGTAGAATTATCTGCAGATGCTAATCCATACGCTATGGGTTTATATGAACGCATTATTCAAGAGAATAATACTGTATATTATACACCAACATATAATACTGAAGTTATGGATGGTGTATCATATTTTAAACCAGAGTTCGTGAAAACATATGATGAATCATATGTGTCTGGCAAGTTTTATTATGTGCTTGTTATGAGAAAAGAGTCTGGCTGGTATGTACAGAGTACGGTCACAGATGATAATGGAGTAGCACAAGAAGTTTATGTTGCAGATGCAGTTGATACTGGATGCTTTAAAGAAGTTAATTTATATACTAATAATGAATTAGCTAACCCAAAAAATATGGGCTTATATGAAATAGCAACATACAATAAAAATAATTTTATAGATAGCTATTCATTAAATGATGATTCTCAAGCTACAAGCCATAATAGATTTACTAACACTGATGATACATCAATCATAGATAGACAGATACTCAGCGGTACAAAATATTCTTCCATAAATCTTACAGACATTGGTAGTTATACTTCTATAAATATGGCTGATATGGTATCTACAAGTCCAGAAACTTTAGGTTTATTAATACCAACATATAAGACATATTATACAAGTAGCACTGGTGCTGAAGAGGCTATTGTAACTTATTTATCTAATCCAAACGCACTTGGGTTATATGAGAGTTATATAGACCCTGAAACAAGTGAACAGAGTTTTGTGGCTACTACTGATACTACACCTGAAATTATTAGTATAAAGAAGACTGCTAGTATAGAGTTGTTGTCAGAAGTGAACAGTATTTTTACAGATAATATGTATAATTCTGGATACTACTATAAGCCAAGCTCAATTAATTATACATACTATTATGGTAACTTAAGTGATAAATTAAGTAATTCATACTATAGAAACTTGCCAAATTATAGTGTACCATATTTAGATGCAGGTACTGTTCTAACTGAGTATGAAGGTGCTTATAACAGATCTCCATTATCATATTTATATTATTTGTTTATTAATACTACACAGCCAGAATCATTAGCTGGTCATACACAATTAGCAGAAATATCAAATAGGTGGGCTACAGCTATTACATATCAGCCGCCATATAGTCATACAGATGAGTTTTCAACTACAGAAATATATAATTATGATGATGTAGTTATATATGAATCAAAATCATATAGATGTATTGTTGCACAGTCTACTATGGGGTCATTTATGCCTTCAGAGTGGGTTGAGGTAGATATTGCTTGGGCAGTATATAACTTTACTACAGGTGGTACACTAGCATCTATGGGTACAGACTATGATAATAAATATATTAAAGTTAGAAGTGATAGTATAATAGATAAATCTATTATTGTAAACAATATTTATCCATGCTTTTCTGAGGGAGATACTGAGGGAAGTCCTGTAACATCAAGGTTTTATATACCTGCTATGTTTTATCCAAATTATCAGGATGGCGATGCTGGGCTGGTTGATAACATAAATTATTATGTGTTAGATACCAACAACAAGTTTGATTATCTTGATTCGGATTTAAAGCTTGCTAGATTATTTCCTAATTCAAAGAATGACATTAGTAACTATGGTACAGTACATATTTTCTTCTTACCTAAGTTATATAAGTTTAATGACTTTGTGAGATATACCTATAAAAATTACTATGAGCCTAAGGTGTTATATAATCGTAATTGTGGTGAAATTAAAGCTTGGTCTTGTACAGCTTTAGACAATGATTATATAAGAGAAGATCCTCAGAAAAATATAGGTGATTTATGGACTTCATTACAGACTAATACATCTCTTACAATTATTGAAAATAATATAGAATCATTTGCATCTGGAGATACTTTAATATTTGAGGCAAGTGAGCAATCAGAATCTTATGTTGCATGGCCAACATTTAGTAACACAGAAATAATTTTAGACTTAGATGCATATAAAGTTTCATATCAGAGAAAAGGTGGTGATATAAAAGATCTATCTGATGTAGATGTTGATAACTATGCATGGCGTGGATATTCTGCATTAATGCTTAATACTTCTAGTACAAGCGGACAAAAGCTAGAATATAATCACTCATTAAAATTATATGATAGTGAATATGCTGAAGAACCTATATCAACTTTATATGGAAGTGCATATAATAATCTCACATTCCAATTAAAATATCCAGTAGAAAATAAATCTGGTACATTCATAGATGTTTCTACTGTTGACATGCTTGGAGAAAATATAAATAATAAGTTGTATGCATTTACTCCATTTGCTAATGATACTTATTATGCATATGACACTAGTAACTATAAGACATATTTATATTTCAATAGTAATGAACCTAGTGGTGGCAGTACATCATATTCTCCACAAACTATAGTTCTTCCTATAGGACTACCTTCTGGAAATTACTTGCTAGGTATGGACATGAAGTCAGATATTAATCTGACAATTGATTACATTAATAGGGTAGAGGGCGTGACAGCTTCTGGTGGTGGAGTTAACTGTCCAATAGATGCTCCGGCTGCAGATACTGGTATAGCATATAATGATATGCATTATGGTTTCGATGAAAATTTCCATAATTATTTACATTCCTATGTAGATGATAATAGAATAAAATTTACAAATGATAAATATGATTATATTCAATTAAACATAGGTAGTACATATCACAAAATTAAAGTACCTTCACTTATTACATTCATGTTCAATAAATCTCCATATGAAATGGGATGGTATACTGAGCTTAATGGTGAATATATCAAAGCTGATTCAAGCTATTCTGGTAAGGGTTCAGAAATATTAGAAGCTATACAAGAACAAACTTATCCAACAGGTTCTGGTATAAATCCTTCAGAAGAGGGCTGGTATGACAAAATTGAAGATGTAGCTGGAGACTACTATGTAGTAACACAAGATACTTCATACGATGGTGGTAAAGTATATTATAAGGAACCAGAGTTATATGTGAGTTTATCTGATGTTAAATCATATTTAAACTTCACTATAGATGATGATTCAGCACCTGCTACATATTCTATACTTGATATATTTAAATATGAAAATAATCCAGCACTTGGTAATGGGTTTAATGATATAAGAGAAAAAATCAAACAGCTAGATGTAGATGAAGAATTTAATTATATGTTTACACCTACAGCTAATGATTTAATAGAAAACCCATTAGATCCAAAATCATTTTGGAATTCTAATCATGTGTATAATAATTTTATTATACCACAATTAAATTTTGATAACTTATCAACTAGATATATAACTACAAAAATGAATAGGTAGGTGGTACAATGTTACGTTATCAAGAAATGGTGCCTGATTATTACATAGAAGCTTCTCGTGACTTTCAAGTGCTGTGTAGATTATATGATTTTGCTATGAATAGCTTGAAATTCAATATAGATTCTATGCAAGAACTTACAGATACCCGTAATATAAAAGATACAGTATTACCGTTGCTTGGAGATAAATTAGGTATATATGATAAGGAAGCATTTTCAAACAGACAATTATTAGAAGCCTTACCTATTGCTTTAAAATATAAAGGTTCTTTAAAAAGTGTTAATATATTGTTAAATGCATTCCTTGATTCAATGGATGTATTTGAAAACGCTGTGGCTCTTCATTCAAAAGATGAAGAGTCAGCAGCTGAAATATCAGCAATTTTAAATAGACCTATAGGCATTTATTCTATAGTAATTATATTGTCTACATTTCCAAGCCTTACAAATTTGCATGTTTTAGACACATATTTAAATATGATTATTCCAACCGGTCTTAAAGTTGAATATGCATTTGGGGTGCCTAAAGATTATTTTGAGAGATTTAAATACAAAGAGTATACATTTCTATTTTATACACATAGACATGATTATGTTGATGAAGGAATTACTGTTCCATATATAAGTATGATTAAAAATAAATCAGACAAATATAGTGCTACATTTGATTATGCAGGTACAGACAATATAACTACTCGTAGAGAATTTGTTGGAGATACTGCTGGACCTGCAATTCATGTATTAAAGCATAAAGCGGTACCTATTCCACCAGAAACTAATGTTGAAGTTTATCAGATTAATATAAATAAAGATACAGATGAGCAGCAAAAAATACTAATACCTTATATGTCAAGTGGAGAATATAGTTTATCTATACCAAATAATTGTATAACATATATACAATACTCTTATAACAAGACAAAAGAGTTTATTGACAAAGTTATTTCTGATGTTGATGTTAATGCTGTTAGTTTGGCAACAGTTATGGGTAAAGACCAGTTTACAGAGGATAATTAATGAATAAAAATACAAATGTATATAGAGGTAAAGTTAAAATTACCTACAAAAAGGGTAAGAAAATTTTAAAACAGACTACACATAATACCGGTTTGTCAGATATGTCATTATTATTTGTAAAAGCTGTAACTGGTAATTTGGACTATTCAACTGATATTCCTAGATTGATAGATATTGGTTACATGGTGCCAAGTGCTACCTCAGAAAGCTATTCATATAGTAATGGTGTATGGATGTCAATTCTAAATAATCCAGCTAATATAGGTGGTAGACAGTATAAATATGATAATGATTTAGAGAATTGGCTTGGTGTGTTAGTTTCAACTGTGTATTATTCTGATTTAAATGGCGGAATATTAGATAATGTATTAGCACAAGCTGATGAGGGTTATATAAATTTAAAAGTTAGACTGTGTTCATATGAACCTAAAAATAGAAAGTATTTTGCTGAAATAGATATTTCTCCTGCAGAGGTAAGAGAGATAAGAGATGCTACATCAGCTATATTTTCATGGTATACTGAATTATTATATGCAGAAGATGATTCTTCAGATAGTGTAGAATCAGATATTGTTGTTGGTTAAAGGGGTAAAAATGAAATTAGATACAGCGCGTGTCAATAGTTTTCCATCTACAAAAAGAGCATCTGTCAATAAATTAATGACAGAAAACAGTGTAACTCGTCTTATAAATAGACTAGTTGATGTTGATGGGTTTGTTATTACAACCGGGTTAGACGATATAGATTTTACACAAGACATTCCGATTGATGCTTGGAGTAACGCTGGTGCCGATTTTGAATTTGTAATAAGAGGTTATTATTTTTCAATTTCTAAAGATACAGATGTTTCTGGATTGGCATACTTAATAAATTCAACACAGTTTGACCCGTCAGATGAAGCAGAGCATACACTGTTTGCAGGTATTATCATTGATAAAACGGATGAAGCTTTTCCAGAACTTTATGGACAAGATGATATATCTGGTAAGTATCAAGCTATATCATTCTATATAGATGATGATAGACCAGAAATACCAGATAGCTTAACATCATATGATTATTATGAATTTCCATTAGTTCAATACATGCAACAAGATAATGGTACTTGGGGTAGATTTGTATCATTAGAATCTTTATTTAAATTTAATTCCAAGTCTATTTCAAATATAGATGGTGGAGAAATTTCTCTATAATTTTACTTTTTAATAAAATATGTATATAATAGAGTATATAATAATGTATTATATACTCTATTTTTATTTGTAAGAAAAGGAAGTATAAATGGCTAGTAAACATGTAATAAGATGTTGTCATTGTGGAGCAGAATATTTGCCTGCAGAGATATTTTTACCAAATGAGTTTTTTGGTAGACCTAGAACGATAGAGAAAGACTTAAATGGAAAAATAATTAATTATTTTGGTTCCAATATGTGTACAACAGAGACATATATATGTGACTATTGTAATCGTAAATTTAAAATAGATGCAAATGTAAAATTCTTTACCGATTCTAAGACTAAGGGTTTTAAAACAACTTATACAACTAAGTTGTCAAAACCAAGTTTATTCATGAAAGAAGAATAATGATATTTTTAGAAGAACAAATACCATATAAACTACCTGGAGAAACTTCATTTAAAGTTTCATTTAATTATGATAAAAGAATAGTTGATACTATTAAACAAGTTCCTAATGCTATTTATCATAAGAAATTACAGTGTTGGGAAATACCTGCAACAAGTTTATCTAGAGCTATTACTCTGTTAACAAACTTTGATAGTATTGACTTATCTATTTTGGATGAAATAAAAGAAGAAACTAATGATGAAGTAGAATTAAATGGAAATTTTACTACACAGCCATTTGATTATCAAATTGATGGTATAAAATTTGGATTATCTCATAAGCGTTGGCTCTTATTAGATGCTCCTGGTTTAGGTAAAACTTTACAAATGATTTATTTAGCCCAAGAGCTTAAAGAGCGTAATGAAATTTCGCATTGTTTAGTAATTTGTGGTGTTAATTCTTTAAAGCATAATTGGAAATCTGAAATAGAAAAACATTCAAATTTATCAGTACACATTCTTGGTGAAAAAATAAATTCAAAAGGTGTAGCTAAGGTTGGTGGTATTAAAGATAGATTAGAAGATCTTAATGTTGAGAGAGAAGAATTTTTTACTATTACTAACATAGAAACTTTAAGAGATTCAAATATAGTTAAAGCAATAAATTCAGGTAAGACTAAATTTGATTTAATACTGTTTGATGAATGTCATAAAGCAAAATCTGTGAGTTCACAGCAGAGTAAAGGTTTACAAAAATTAGATGCTAAATATAAAGTTGCTATGACTGGTACTTTATTAACTAATAATCCTATAGATGCCTATGTGCCATTAAAATGGCTGGGTATTGAAAATAGTACAGCAACTAATTTTAAATATTATTACTGTGTGTTCGGTGGGTATTTTGGTAATGAAATAATTGGTTATAAAAATACTGATGTATTAAAAGATCAATTATCAAAATGTTCTTTGAGGAGGACTAAGGATTTATTAGATTTACCACCAAAAACAGTTATACAAGAATATGTAACCATGGATACTAAGCAACTTGATTTCTATAACAACATTGTAGATGGTATAGTTACACAAGTTGATAAAGTACATTTAAATCCAGCCAATATTCTATCACTTACTACTAGACTTAGACAAGCTACTGCATCACCTTGGGTGCTATCTTCAGAAGATATACCTAGTGCTAAAGTTGACAGAGCTAAAGATCTTGTTGAGGAGATAGTAGAAAATGGAGATAAAGTAATTATATTTTCTGTATTTAAAGACCCATTAAACAAATTATATACAGAGTTATCACAATATAATCCAGTGTTGGTAACGGGTGATATACAAGATTCTCAAGTTGAAATAAATAAAAAGATATTTCAAGAAAATTCTGATTGTAAATTAATGCTTGCTACTACACAAAAGGCCGGTACAGGTTTAACACTAACCGCTGCATCATATGCTATATTCCTTGACACCCCGTGGACAGCTGCTGAATTTGAACAAGCTCAGGATAGAATACATAGAATTGGTGCTAATAAAAATGTTTTTATTTATGAGTTAATAACTAAAGACACTATAGATGAAAGAGTGCATGATATAGTGCAAACTAAAGAAGCCATTTCAGATTTTATCATTGATGATAAAATATCAGAAAATTCAATTGATAGCTTAAAGAGATATATTACAGATTTGGGTAAATAGTATGAGTTTTGATTTTGATAAGTGTGCAGAAATAGCATCCAGGGGCAAATGGATGTCACAAATTCTATATGATAAATCTTATGACATTATCAAGGATAGTTGCTTTCCTATTGTCATACCTTCATATAATAGGCCAAATAATAAGCTATTAAGATTATTTAAAAAGCATGATATTGATAAATATAATTATCAAGCCTACTATTTGGTTAGGGAATCACAAAAGGAATTATATGAGAAAGAAATTAATGGTATTAAAAATATACATATAATTACAGCCCCGGATACTATTATAGATGGTGCAGGAAAAGCTAGAATTGAAATTATAAAAAGATTTAGTGGTAATATATTCTTATTTGATGATGATATTCAACAGGTATTGTTTACTACACCTACATATACACCAAGTGGTGGACAAAGGTTTGGCACGAAAGGAAATCCCAATAATCTATTTAAAATTTTAGCTATGTGGCAACTCACATATACTACGGTTAAAGATAGTTTTAATGATGTTGTTGGAAGTAATCTTCCTTGTACAGCACACACATGGACACTCACTACAAATCATCTCGCACAGTATTCAGTAGAATTTAATAGAGGTCCATTTGCTGTTGTCACAATATGTGATGTAGATAAATTAAAAGAATATAATCTTACATATCGAGATAATTCTTTTGGACATGAAGATCTAGATCTGCAATTTAGATGCTTGGAAAAAGGTTTGAAGTTTATAAGATTAAATTTTATAGGTTATGTAGCGGACCCTCCAAACCCTGAGTTTAATGGTGATAAATCAGATTCAGCAATGGAAAGGTATGAAAAGCAGTATCAACAAATGCTACCTCTGTTTAAAGATGTATATTGGATTAAAACTAAGGTACAGAAAAATTTAAAAATGTTGTGTGTAGATTATAAGAAGTACGAAGAAGTGTTTGGTGCTATACCAAGAATTAATATCGTTAATATGCTTAAAACTAAATATGCACAACTATCTGATATAGAAACAGTGCCATTGGATTCAGAATCATATAAAAAAGTAGATCTTTTTTAATTATATGTATTTACTTTGATTGCTTTATACATTATAATATTAATGTAATCAAGGGACATTTGTTAAGGAGGATTTATTATGTTTAATGAAACAAAAGTAACTCATAAAAAGTATGGAAATGGTATTGTTACAGATTTTGAGATTGATCCAGAAGACCAGCTGAAGTCAAAAGTATCAGTCAAATTTGATGATACAAATGAAATTAAAAAGTTTGCCATGCTTGCATTTGCAGCTGATGGTTTTTTCAAAACAGATGATGATTCAATTATCCCATTTGTTGAACAACTCAAAATTGAGTCTGAAGAAAAGCGTAAAGCCGAAATACACAGAAGGGCTGAAGCTATTGAGTATATTCCAAGCTATGAACTCAATGAAGTTGGAGTTGAGGTTTCAAAAGCTGATTGGGAAAAAGCTATGGCTGTTGCAGGAAATTATAGATTTCCTAATGAATCAAGGGCAGTTGTCATGGATTCAGATTTGATATTCATTAATGCTTCTGCGGCTATGAGATATATGGAATCAAGAATTAAGGATTGTGACAAAATTTATAAAGCGTGTGAAGCTGGCAATAAATTTCTTGGGCACACATGGGGATATGCTTCAAGAGAAGCTATAGAACATATTATTTCTCTAATAGAAGATTAAAATGACACTTAAAGAATTAAAAAAACCATTTGAAGAAAATATAAAAAATTATAAGAATAAACTAGATAACTATAGTTACAATGATATTGCTGAACTATTGGTATCTAGTTCTTCTTTATGTGAAACAGATATTAATGCATACACAAGTTATTTAATTTGTGCATCATGGAATCTGGTACAACGCATATATTATGTTAATAACAATGCCAAGTTGTCTTGTGAAGAATGCTATGATATTTTTATACAAGCATTTTATTATGTGTTAGAAAATCATGTATGGACTAATCCAAATAGTTCCTTATATAATGATTCCGATGCATTTATGAAAGCAATGGCTGTTACAATACAGAGTAGAAAAAAGAATTTTATTGAAGCTAAATTTAAGCATAAAAGAGTTATTAATAATAATGCTATATCATTGGATGGGATATATGAAGATTTTCCAGAAGGCTACTTTTCATTTGAATATAACGAACCCGATTATAGTGTAACAGATTATATTATTGAAGATAAAATAGCTTATTATTTTAACAATGATTGCTATTTAACCGCTTTTATTTTAGAAGGCATATTATACAATAATGTATTTGATGCAGATAATAATTTGGATTTAAGAAAATTAAGAAAATATTTGAAAAATATTGATGATGAATTTTGTTTATATTTTTCATATAAATATAATTTACCTGTTCAATCTGTACAAACAAGTATAGATAGAATAAATAGCTATTCACATTCAATGCTAGATAAAAAAATACATACTTCTTTTATAACACTAAAAAATGATGATACAATAAAACAAATATTAAATATATAGGTGTTAGTATGTTAGTAGAACTTTTAAGTCAATCAAATTATCAATCATTTAATATAAAATTAGCACAGCTTTTAGGGCTAGAATCGGCAATATATTTAAGTGCTTTAATTGATATAAATGAAAAAGCATATAGAAAAAATAAAATAGATGAAAATGGTTTTTTCGTTATAGATAGAGATTATATTAAACAAAGAACTACACTTACGAAATCAAAGCAAGAAAAAATAGAATTAGAGCTTAGTAAAGTAGGTATTGTAAATACTTCAGCTGATGGTATTAGTATATGTTTGGACATTCTCACATCTTTAATGCTTGAAGAGAATGAAGGCATTAGAAAAGATCTATCACAATTTAGAAAAGCAGCTTCATCCAAATCTAAGGGAGAAGTAATTCTTGCTAATGTAAAGAAAAACATAGATCCATCATTACCATATGAATTACAAAAGGCATATTCAGATTGGCTTGATTCAGTATATTCAAAAATTAATTTTGTTAATAAACAAACTTTATTTAATGCACAGAAAGAAGTTGATGCAGCTGCTAATCATGATTTAGATGCTGCAATTAATATAATAAATATTGCAACTGCAAGTGGTTGGAAAGACATGAAATGGGCTGTAAAAATATATAAAGAGCGGCAACCTAATTCAGGTGTTGTAGAGAATAAGGCTGTTGATGTAGATTGGAGTACAAGTTACTGATGGTAGAATGTTTTATAAAAGATACTTGTAATATTTATGATAAAGATAATGATTGTTGTCCTTATATGGATAGTGAAGTCAGACCTTGTATGCGACAATACAAAATTAATTATTTGTTAGATCAAGCATTATTATCAGAAGCTCAAAAAACAAGAAAAGCGTTATTGCTTGATGTAAATAAAGTAGATTTACAAGCATTTACAGATTTGAACTATATTAAAACACATATAGTTTCTTTTGCAAAAAATGGTAATAATGTATATATTTATTCTAAAATACCAGGAAATGGTAAAACGAGTTGGGCAATAAAGCTGATTCAATCATTTATAAATAAGGTGTGGGCTGAATCAAAACTAACTTGTAGAGTGTTATTTATAAATGTACCAAAATTTTTATTAGCATTAAAGGCTAGTATTTCAGAACAGAGTGATTATATTGACCACATCAATCAATATGTAAACAGTGCAGATATTGTAGTGTGGGATGATATAGGTACTAAAGTAGCAACTGAATTTGAACATGAACATTTATTAAGTTTAATAGATTCAAGATTGCTTGATAATAAATCTAATATATTTACTAGTAATATAATTCCAAACGAACTGAGTTCTTTTGTTGGAGATAGATTGGCTAGTAGAATTATAAATACATCTAAAACTATAGAATTTTTAGGTATGGATAAGAGAGGCTTGAAAATAAAATGATACAACTTCAAACGATAAATTGGCTTCTTGATACTAAAGACAGTTCAATGCTTATCATGAATAACATTACAGATGAATTTTTCTCTGATTATAAAGAGGAGTTTAAATTCATTTGTGACCATTTAAATGAATATGGCACCATACCTGATAAATTAACATTTTTAGATAAATTTCCTAATTTTGATGTAGTAGAAGTAAATGAAACTTCAGATTATCTTATAGATAAGCTATATGATGATAGAAATACAAGAAAATTAGCAGAAATATTTAATAACATTAGAGAGCTTCTGACAAAGGGAGATATTGATGGTGCTATGCAATTATATACTACTTCAAGTGAAGCAGTTGTAAAGGCAAAGCATATAGAAGCAGTGGACATACTTAGGAATACAGATAGGTATGATGCATATGTAGAGAGATGTGAAAATTTTGATAAATACTATGTAAAAACAGGATTTAAAGAACTTGATGAGATTATAGGTGGCTGGGATAGACAAGAAGAATTAGCTACTATTGTTGCTAGATCTAATCAAGGAAAATCTTGGGTGCTATTTAAATGTGCAGTAGCAGCTGTAGAACAAGGTTTAAATGTAGGTATATATTCTGGTGAGATGAGTGAACGTAAAGTTGGTTACAGAGTAGATACACTTATTTCAAATATATCAAATACAGCTATTACAAAGGGAGATAGATCTGTTCAAAATGAATATAAGAGATATCTTGATAATTTACCAAATAGGTTTAAGGGTTTTTTAAAAGTATTAACACCTACAATGATAGATGGGCCTGCTGGTGTGTCAGCATTGAGAGCTTTTATCGAAAAAGAAAATTTGGACATATTATTTATAGATCAACACTCACTACTTGAAGATGATAGGCATGCAAGGAGTCCAGTTGAAAAAGCTTCTAATATTTCTAAGGATTTAAAAAATCTTCAAGTGTTAAAGAAAATACCAATTATATCCGTTTCACAGCAAAATAGAACCTCTACTGAAAATGGTGTAGGTCTTGAACATATTGCACAGGCAGATAGAATTGGACAGGATAGTACAATAGTTATTTTCTTTGAACAAAAGAATGGTTTGATGAATTTACACTTGATAAAATCAAGAGATTCAGCTAATATGAAAGATATAACTTATCTTATAGATTTGAATAAAGGTATATTTACATATGTACCTGAGGAAGCTAATGCTATTGATGGTGAAGGTGTATCTGAATTGAGAACTGAGTTTAAAGAAGAAGATGTTGGGGAAGATGTATTTCAATGGAACTGATTATAAACAATCATGTAATTGATACAGACATATTAACAATATTAGATGCTATACGGGTACAAACTCATGATAGATATTTAAGCAGAATTGTATCTCATGGAGATAATATAGCTATTTCTTGTCCGTTTCATAAAGATGGTCAAGAAAGACATCCGTCTTGTTTTGTATATGCTCGTAAAGATAATGATGAAGTTCCATATGGATTCTTTAGATGCTTTACATGTGGTACACAAGGGGCTTTATATGATTTAGTTTCATACTGTTTTAATTGTGGAAAAGAAGAAGCTAAAGAATGGTTAGTTAATAACTTTTCAAATACACTAACAGATAGTGTTATATCATTACCTGAAATAAAGCTTGAACGAGATAAAGTTGAGTATTTAAATGAATCTATATTGGATGAATTTGCATATTTTCATCCTTATATGTTTCAAAGAGGCTTAACTGAACCAATTATAAGAAAATTTAAAATAGGTTGGAACCCAAAGCTTGATACTATAACATTTCCAGTTTGGGATGAAAATAATCATCTATTGGGTATAACAGAACGAAATGTGAAAAATAAATATTTTCATATACCGGAAAATATAGGTAAACCTGTATATTTATTAAACTTTATAAAACAAGAGCATATTACAGAAGTTATAGTTTGTGAAAGTCAAATAGACGCATTATATTGTTGGAGTTTAGGTTTTCCTGCAGTAGCTTTATTAGGTACAGGCACTAAAAAACAGTATGAAATTTTGAGAAACTCCGGTATTAGAATATTTCATTTAGCCTTGGATGGAGATTTAGCTGGTAGGCATGGTATACTTAGATTTATAGATAATATGCCGAGCAGTGTGATAGTGGATATTATGTTAATTCCAGATGGTAAAGATATTAATGATTTATCATTAGATGAAATTACAAATTTAAATGTAGTAGATAAATCTAAATATTTACAAGACATAAATACTTTGATATAATAACTATGTAATTATGTTGTAAATAACAAGGAGCTTATATCATGAGTGCATATTTAACAGTAGAAGTCAAGTTTAGACACTATGATAAAGAATCTAATATTGTAAATGAACTTCATAGTATTTATGCTAAGCATGGTTTAGTTTTTAACTACTTGTATTGTAATGCAGAGGAGAATATTTCTTATGATGAAGCTTGCAAAGCGAATCAAAAATGTTTTGATGAACTCATATTATTTGAGGAATTGGAACATTATAGGATGTCTTGGTCTTGCGATTGGGTATCTTTTGTGGACACTTCTCCAAGTATTTTCTTAGATTATACAGAGAATGAATACTCAACTCCACATGGTATTGAAAAATCAGAATTAATACTATTCCCAGAAGAAGAATGTGTGGACAATGTTTTTTCTAGAATACTTGATTTAATTGCAGATCTGTATAAATTGGATAGTGTACATAGTATAGAAATACAGAAAGAAGAATAATGAAAATAAATAAAATTGAAGAAAGATTTGATAACGAGCGTGAGAAACGAAGTCATTTTAGAAGCCATGTGACAAAAGACGGTAGATCTAATGATGTACAATATCCAGATAAAATGACATTTACATTTAATCAATTTCCAAATTCTAGGGTGTACGAAGAGGCTGCTGATAAGCTTGCAAAAACACCTGTGGGAGGAGATATTTTAGGTTATGTTAGGCGTGATGGTAGATATGCTAAATATAAAAAATCAACCAAAGAATTTGTAGTATATAAAATAGAAAATGATGAACCTATAGATATAACATATTTTCCATGTGAGCGTAGTTACTGGGAAAAACAGAAAAATAAGTCTGGAAAAGAAGGATATTTATGCTCAATAGACCCAAAAACTGATGTGAGATAGTTTACATTTATTGAGTATTAATATATAATATAATTAAGTGCTAAAGATAAAGAAAGTTTTGTAAAAGGAGATTAATATGGCACAGATTAGTTATGAAGACGTTAGAGCTAACAATGATAATGAATTTGATGTAGGTTTTTTCTCACTCAAAGCAGATGGTGATGAAGCTATAGTTAGAATTTTGTGTGACCAGGTATCTGATCTTGAAATTCTTACAGTGCATCCCGTAACAGTTGGAAACAGTTCATTTCCAAATAGGCAGGTAAATTGCCTTAGAACTCCACATGATCCACTTGATGCATGTCCATTCTGTAATAGTGGTGAGAAGGTAAGACAGAGAGTATTTATTAAAATGCTTCAGTATGACCCTAACACAAGGAAATCTTCTGCGGTGGTTTGGGATAGACCTGCTGGTGCTTATGTACCAAAACTGAAGAGCTACATTGACAATTATGGACCTCTTTCAAATATCATGTGTAAAATTATCAGACATGGTTCTGGACTTGATACTACATATGATATTATCCCTAATCTTAATCCACAGGTATTCACACTGGAAGCTTATCCAATAGATACTACACCATTTGAAGAATTTAAGGTGCTTGGTAGAATGGTGCTTGATAAGAGTGCAGATGATATGATTGCTTATATGAGAACTGGTAATTTCCCAGAAACTAAATCAGATGCAGCTGCAACACCAACTACACCTACATATACACCTGCACCTCAGATGTCACCTGACACTAATGTAAATTCATTTAATAATTATAACCCTAATGCAGGAGGTATGGCTCCACAGCCAATTCCAAATGGTTATAATCAGCCATATGATGGTGGCCCAGCACCTATGGATGCAGGTAGTCTTCAGAGACCTACAAGATATTACTAAAATTAATAACATAATGTTGAGCCGAGGATATTAAATCTTCGGCTTATTTTTTTTACATTTTGATATTATAAATATATAATATTCATAATTAACAAATAATGAGAGGTGATTATGAATCTTTGGGGAGAAGAATTTGTAGTAGAAAATACTCAAGAAAAATCTAAAAAAATTCTCGATAAAGTCAACAATCCCAAGCAAGTTAAGAGTAAAAAGAATGCTGTTTCAATAGAGGAGAGACTAAGTACCATACGAGAATCAGTAAATAAAATTCTTGGTAAGTATGCAGAAACTACTATTACAATAAAGTCAAAATATGAATATGATTCATATATAGATAAATGTGTAGATATTGGAATAGTAGCTCTTGATACAGAAACTAATAATAGTTTAGACCCTTTGACTTGTAAACTCATGGGATTATGTTTATATGCACCTGGTTTGCCAGCAGCATATGTGCCAGTAAATCATGTAAATAGAAATACTATGGAGAGGTTAGAATGGCAATTAACTGAAGATGAGATTAGAGAAGGTATTCTTAAGCTTAATAATATTAAAATTCTAACACACAATGGGAAATTTGATTATGAAGTAATTAAATGTACATGTGGTTGTAGTTTTCCAATATATTGGGATTCACAGATTGCTGCAAAGGTTCTTGATGAAAATGAATTATCCGCTAAGTTAAAAGATCAGTATGTTATGAAAATAGATCCAAATGAAGCGAGATATTCTATTGAGCATCTATTTGATAAACTTGATTATGCAATTATAGATCCTGAATTATTTGCACTGTATTCTGCAACAGATTCTTTTAAAACATATAAGTTATATGAATATCAATTGAAAGAATTAGAAAAGCCAGAAAACAAAAATCTTATGCATTTGCTTGATACAGTTGAATTTCCTGTTATACCTGTAGTAGCAGAAATGGAGCTCACAGGTGTGTGTTTAGATTTAGAATATTCAAAGAGACTAAAGAGTAAATATGATATAAAATTAAATAACATTCAGAAAAAAATAGATGCAGAGTTAGCCAATTATAATGATATTATTGAAAAATGGAGATTAACTGCAGATGCTAATTTTCATCCTGTAAAATCAACTGGTTCAGGTTTAGCTAAATCAAAATCTGAACAGCTTGAAAATCCAATCAATCTGGCATCACCTACACAATTAGCAATATTATTATATGATGTGTTAAAAGTTCCAGTGGTTGATAAAAAGAAACCAAGAGGTACAGGTGAAGATATACTTTTAAAATTAAATCTACCTATATGTGAATTAATATTAGAATATAGGGGTTTATTAAAATTAGTAAATACATATATAGATAAGTTACCAGAATGTATTTCTGAAAGGGATGGAAGGCTTCATGCAAGCTTTAATCAGTATGGAGCTGCTACAGGCAGATTTAGTTCAAGTGATCCAAATTTGCAGAATATTCCTTCTCATGAAAATTCAATAAGGATGTTATTTACAGCAAGCCCTGGATATGTTATGGTTGGAAGCGACTACAGCCAGCAAGAACCTAGATTGTTGGCTCATTACTCTGGTGATGAACATATGATTAATGCATATAAAGAGGGGAAAGATTTATATGCTACAATTGCTTCAAGAGTATATCATAATAATTATGAGGATAATCTTGAATTTAGGCCAGATGGTTCTATGAACCCAGATGGTAAGAAACGTAGATCTAGCTGCAAAACACTCCTTCTTGGAATTATGTATGGGATGGAAATACCAGCCATTGCAGAATCTCTTAATTGTTCTATTAAAGAAGCAGGTGACATAAAATCAAGCTTTTTTAAGCAGTTTCCTAAAGTAGAAAATTGGATTAATGAAACTCAAGCATTTGCAAAAGCAAATGGGTATGTTGAAGATGTTTGGGGAAGACGTAGAAGATTGCCTGATATTCAACGTCCTAGATATGAAGTTAAATCTAATTCAAAAGTATCAACATTTAATCCTTTAATAGGTAGTTCGGGCGTTAATTATACTGTAAATACAAAATTAATAGAACAATATTTAAATGAATTAAATCATTGTAAAAATAGAAAAGAAGTTGATAATATTAAGGCCAGGGCTAGTAAGGATAATCTTACTGTATATAACAATTCTGGTTTTGTATCACAGGCAGAAAGACAGTGTGTAAATGCTCGTATTCAAGGTGGTGCTGCTTCTATGTCTAAACGGGCTATGATAAATGTTTTTAATAATGAAGAATTAAAATCATTGGGATTTAGGTTATTGATAGCAGTTCATGATGAGTTAATTGGGGAATGTCCTGAAGAAAATAAAGAACGATGTAAACAATTGTTATCTGAAATTATGATTAATTCTGCAAAACCTGAAGTATCAGTTCCTATGAAGTGTGATGCAGATGATTTTAAGTCATGGTATTTAGATGTGTATAGTTCTGAACTTAGAAAAGAGTATGAAGATTATTTGATTAAATATGATAAAACTAAAGCATTTGAATTATTAAAAAATAATCATCCAGAGGTAACAGAAGAATTTATTTCTAATGTTATAAAATGATATTTACAAAACATACAATATATAATATAATATATTCATGAAAAACATAGTACAAGAATTAAATTTAACACAATATATTTCAGCTGCAGACTCTACACTAGCTGCTATGAATTTTACAGAACATAATTTAGCACATGTATCAAGAGTAGCTAAAATGTGCTGTAAGATTTTAAAAGAGCTTGATTATGATGAACATACAATAGAATTAGCTGAAATTGCTTGTTATATGCATGATATAGGTAATGTGATTAATAGATATGACCATGCACATTCTGGGGCTTTAATGGCATATAATATATTACTTAGCCATAATTTTGAACTACATGATATATTACAGATTATGTCAGCAATTGGGAACCACGATGAAACTACAGGTTCTCCAGTAAGCCCTATGTCTGCAGCACTTATAATAGCTGATAAAGCTGATGTGAGAAGGAGTAGAGTTAGAAATCAAGATGTGAATACATTTGGTATTCATGATAGAGTAAACTATGCTGTTAATTCTTCACATATTGTAGTTAATAAAGAAGATTCATTAATAACATTAAAATTGGAGTTAAATCCAAAATATAGTTCTGTGTTTGAGTATTATGAAATATTTTATGGTAGAATGAAGCTGTGCAAACAAGCTGCTAATTTTTTAAATATGAATTTTTGTTTACAGATAAATGATGTAACACTTATGGATTAAAGAGGTATATAGATGTCAATCACACTTAAAACAGAGGATTTAAATAATATTTGTTCTAAGATTTTATTTGCTGTAGATTCAAATGGGTTATCTGAAATTACAGAAACTCTTGAATTAACATTATCAAATAATAATCTTTATTTACAGGTTACAAATAGAGAATATTTTATTAAAATAAAATTATCAACAAATATCAGTGAAGATTTTCATGCTACAGTAAATGCAGAATTGTTTCTTAAGCTTATTTCCAAAATAACAACTGAGCTTGTAACTTTGGATATTTCTGGAAACAGCTTGCTAATTTCTGGTAATGGTAAATATAAACTTCCTCTTGTATATGATGGCACAGAACTACTTAAACTGCCAGAAATAACAATACAGAATGTAACAAATACATTTACTATTAATGGAGCTATACTTGATAGTATATTTACATATAATAGTAAACAGCTTGTAGGGAAGGTTATCAGTAATCCAGTACAAAGTTTGTATTATGTTGATAATGAAGGAGCAATTACATTTACTTCAGGTGCTTGTGTAAATAAATTTACACTTGATGAAGATGTTAAAATGCTTCTTAATGCAAAACTTGTAAAGCTGTTTAAACTATTTAAATCTGATAAGGTTGAATTTTCAATTGGTCAGGATGAAGTATCAGAAGGTATGATACAAACTAAGGCAAAGTTTAAAACTGCTGATATTGAACTTACTGCTATACTACCTTCAAATGAGGCTTCAATAAAAAAGGTACCCGTGTCAGTTATTAGAGATAGAGCTTATAAAGAGTACGATTATTCTGTTACTATAAATAGGCTTGAAATGCTACAGGCAATTAATAGACTCTTCATATTTTCTGATAAGAGTTCTGCTATTGATAGAACATATGGGGTATTTACATTTGGGCAGAATAAGGTTATAATTAGTGATATGAATAGTATAAATAAGGAAGAGATTATTTATGCTAATGAAACAACTATAACTGACGAGTATAAATCAGTATTAGATTTTACTGATATTAAGTCGATTCTTGAATCTGCTACAGGAGAATTTATTACATTAAATTTTGGAGATAATCAAGCTATAGTTTGTGTTAAGGATAACATATACAATATAGTACCAGAAATTGCTTAATGAGGTGTGTATATGGATAAATTCGATTTATTTGATCTTGAGCCCATAGAAGAAGATTCTAAGTATACTACTAAGGTTTCAATTCCACAGTATTTGCCAAAAGCAGAGTGCCCAAGTGTGCATGAGCTTGTTTCTACATTAAAGTATGATGAACTTGTTAAAGAGATAAGAGCATCAAATGTTAGTGATGAACAGAAAGAATTTTTAATAAATGCTGCTACAAGACATATGGTGTTTAATTATGGTAAGATAGCTGATTATTATGCACATCAGCCAAGAGAGATGCAAAAACTCATGGAAAAATCAGCACTTGTTATTATAGATTTAAATGATGCTATTGCAAATGGTTATGTAACCATGCAGAATAGAATTATGGATATTGCTCGTAAACAAACTTCAGTGCAAGAAGCATTGGCTAGAGGTGAGAAAGCAAATGGTTAGAGATAATTTTGCAATATTTATATTATCTCATGGTCGTCCTGATGAAGTTTTTACAGTAAAAACTTTAGAGAAAGTTCATTATACTGGTAAATATTATTTCATTGTAGATAATGAAGATGATACAGTAGATAGATATAAAGAGCTATTTGGAGAAGAACGAGTAATAATCTTTGATAAAGCTGAAGTTGCTAAAAAGTTTGATGTTTATGACAATTTTGATGGCAGAAATGTAGTTGTATATGCTAGAAACGTATGTTTTGATATTGCAAGACAACTTGGTTTAGACTATTTTGCTGAATTTGAAGACGACTATCTTGAGTTTAGATACAGAGTGCCAGAAGGTAAAATATTAAGAAATATTCTTATAGAAGACTTTGATTCAGTGTGTGAAGCAGTGCTTGATTATATAGATGAAGCACCTATAAGAACTATAGCATTTGCACAAACTGGAGAAATGCAAGGTGGTGTAAATGGTAATGTATGGAAATCTCAGGTTAAAAGAAAAGCTATGAATACTTTTTTCTTCAAAGTAGGTAAACCTGAAGATGACTTTTATTTTCTTGGTAGATTTAATGACGATGTTAATGCATATACTGTATTAGGTCAGCGTGGTGAGATTTTTCTACAAACACCAGTAGTTAATTTAGGTCAAGTTCTTACACAGTCTAGAACTGGGGGCAATACTGAAGCATATAAGGCATATGGCACATATGTAAAATCATTTTATTCAGTATTAGCTTGTCCACATAGTATAAAAATATCTCTTGTAGGCGAAAGTCATCCAAGACTACATCATTCAATAAATTGGAAGACTTGTGTACCTAAAATTATAAGTGATAGATTTATTAATGAATAGGGGGTAACATATGAAGATTGGTGTATATCCTATGGTGGCTGATATACTTCATCCAGGCCATTTACTTGCAATAGAAGAAGCAAAAAGACATTGTGATTATCTTATTGTAGCTTTGCATTGTTGTCCAAATTATAAATCTCCAGTGCAATCAATTTATGAAAGATTTATGCAGTTGAGATCTGTTAAATGGATTGATGAAATTATACCATATGAAAATAAAGAAGATGCAGCTACATTAATTCAGAGTCTTGATTATGATATATATTTTCTTGGTGAAGACCATAAGGGTAAGAACTGGGAAAATGCAGAATTAGTAAAATCTTTAGATAAAGAGATATTCTTTCTTTCAAGAAAGCATGATTTCAGTAGTACTAATCTTAAGATTAGAATTGTGAATAAGGAGATGAACATTGATGAAGAGGTACATTCTAACAACGGATAATGGTGTAGTTGATACAGATATTTCTTCACACAGGCATATTGAGTGTTTTCATAATAGAGATGGTGTACTATATGCTGAAGATTTAAATGGCAGGGAATATAAATATTCTACCATTATAGATGAATCTGATACAATGGAATCATTCTCGGAGGTCTATAATGTATGAGTGTTTCCATTGTTGTTCTAAAGGTGTAGTATGGAATGCTGATTTCTCTTTCGAAGATTTTGGGTATGAGGGAGATGGTATTATTCATATATGTCATTGTATGAATTGTGGAGCTGAGATAGAATATAGGGTTTCTTTAGATGATAAAAAGATGATAGCGAAAATTAAGATAAAATATTTTGCAGATATTATACCAATCTCACACATTAAAGAAGGAGATTGGATAGATTTAAGAGCATCAAAAGATGTAGAATTAAAAGCTGGTGATTTTGCTTTAGTACCCCTTGGTGTTGGTATGATACTACCAGACGGCTATGAAGCACATATAGTGCCAAGAAGTAGTACTTTTTCAAAATATGGCGTAATACAGACTAATCATATGGGCATTATAGACAATGCATATTCTGGTGAAGAAGATGAATGGAAATTTGCTGCATATGCTATGAAGGATACTATCATTCATAAGAACGATAGAATTTGTCAATTTAGAATTATGCAAAAACAACCTGAAATTGAATTTGAAACTGTTGAACATTTGAATGATAAAAGTAGAGGTGGTTTTGGAAGTACTGGAGTAATTTAATGGCAATAAGTGGAAAAGCTTTTGAAGATCATTTTAAGAAAGGTTGGAAAAAATCATTTCCTAATGGAGATATAATTAGATTATATGACATGACTTCTGGTTATTTAAATATATCAAATATATCAGATTTTATAGGGTATTCGTACCCTAATATGTTTTATTTAGAATGTAAAGCACATAGTGGTGCTAGTATTCCATTTACAAAAATCACACAGTATGATAAATTAATAGAAAAATCAAGTATACCTGGTGTAAGAGCCGGTGTAATATTATACTTGTATGATAAATTTAAAGTTTTTTATATACCTGCTTCTACAATAAAGAAAATGAAAGAAGATGGAAAAAAATCCGTAGGTATTAAAGCTGTAGAAGAGGGTTATAATATAATAGAAATCCCATCTACTAAATTAAGAGTATTTATGGATTCAGATTATACAATACTACAACATCTTAAGGAGGGAGAATAAATGATAGCAACCACACCTGAACTTGATAATTCTATGAAGACTACAAAGCATAATGTAGATGAAATACAGAAAATCATTGATGATGTTGTACTTGAATACAGTTCAGATTTAGATGATGTTATGCGTAAGATTTATGTTGAAATAGTTAAAGATGAATGTCCGTCAATTAATACTATAGAAAAGTATTTTATGGAGTTGTCAAGTTGTTTATACTTTATGTGTGAAAAAAGTGAGAAGCTTGGTGTATTTGATTCAATTAGTAAACTTCAAGCACAAGAAACATATAATATGAAATATCTTGAACATCAGCATTCTAATGATGGTGTGGTTGGTGGAAAAAAGCCAACTGTAGCTGAAAGTGCTGCTGTATCAGAAAATGCTTCTATGTATGATAAAGCTACTAATGATTTGTATAATAAAGCTTATAAAATTATTAAAGCTAAAATATCAGCGGCTGAAACAATGGTTGGAACTTTGTCAAAAATATTGAGCCATAGAATACAGGAATCAAATCTGGTTTCTATGCAGACAGGGAGGAAGATTCTTAATGAAGAGGCAATTTTCTAAAGATGATTTTATTTCAATCATGGAAAAGCTTCAAATTGAAGCTGATACAGTATCAGAACTATACAGAAAATATAGCATAGATATTATTGGTTGTGAATGGTATCAGAGTGATTATTATTTAGTTAAAGTGCTATCATGGATATTTGAAGATGATGATGAATGGATAGATTGGTGGTGTTGGGAAACTGATTTTGGTAGAGCTTCTGATTATACAACTATTACTTATGAAGATGGTACTGAAAAAACAGTGGCTACAGCTGCAGATCTGTATGAATTTTTAATTGAAAATATGAAACATAAAGAGGATAATTAATGGCTGAACTTACATTAAATGGTGTACTGCGTGATATTAGCAAAAAATATGGTGAAAATGTAGCAAAGTTTGGTGCAGATAGTCTTGAAGTGGATGGTATTCTATCATTGGGCTCACCTATGCTTGATTATTGCTTGTATGGTGGCATACCTGAAGGTAGAATTATTGAACTAAGCGGGGCAGAGGGTTCTGGTAAGACTACTACTGCATTTATGATAGCTGCTTCATATATAAAGGAAGAATTAAAAAGAAATCCAGATGAACCTAGAAGTATCATATTTCTTGATAATGAAGGTACACTTGACCCAACTTGGGCTTCTGTATTTGGATATGATTTATCAGAAGAAGCCCCTGTTAAGACAATTGTAATTAGACCTGAGGGTCAAAATGCAGAAGAAATATTTGATATGGCATTAAATCTATTAAGAACAGGTGAAGTAGGTTTGCTTATATTTGATAGTATAGCTACTCTTGTACCAGCTCAAATAGCAGATGAATCAATGGAGAAATATCAAATGGGTGGTATTGCTAAATCATTAACTAGATTTGCCAATACAGCACTTGGTTTGCTTAGAAAATATCATGCCACATTAGTTGCTATTAATCAGGTTAGAGAAAATATGACTGCATATGGTAACCCAATAACTACACCTGGTGGTAGAGCTTGGAAACATGCTTGTTCTTCAAGATTAATGTTTAAGCGTGGAGAGTTCTTTGATGCAGATGGTAATAAACTATCTACAACAGCTGAATCCCCTGCTGGACATATTGTAAATGTTGCAGTGTTAAAGACTAAAACCAATAAATGGGATCGTAAAGGTGGCTCATATCGGCTTAATTATACTCGAGGTGTAGATATACTGTCAGACACTATTGAGGCTGCATTACATTTTGGTCTTATTGATAATAGCACGCAGGGTAGTTTTAAAATTATAGATCCTAAAACGGGCGAAATTAAGTTAGATTCTGAAGGTAAAGAAATTAAAATAAGAGGTAAAGCTAACGTAACAACTTATTTTAATGAACATCTTGATGAATGGAAAGCTTTATATGATGCTGTTTATGAAAGAATAAAAGAAAAAGAATCTCCGTATCATTATGCATTTGAACAAATGCTTAATAGTGAAGTGGAAAAAGTTTTTGGTGATAGTGTAGAGAAAGCAAGAGCTGAAGAAGAGGTATATTAATGACTAATAAATTTTATACGGTAGTTCTTTCATCTGAAGAATTTGGTGACAAACTCTATGAAGAAGTAGGTAACCTGCTTAGAGTACTTTTTAAGGCTGGTTACATATGTGTAGTTAAAGAAGAGTTAGAGGGTATAGTTAGAATAGACTATAATTATGATGAATTTAATAATTATGGTAATGCTCTCCCTATCTGGCTAGATCAAGAAGAGATGGAAATTCTTGATTATTGTTTAGAAACACTTGCATCTGATACTTGTGAGGTTGAACATACACCTGCTGATGATTGGACAGCTGAAATTATTGATTGTTTAAGGGATTTTTATGACAAAGAATAAAGAAGCTACACGATTTGCTTCAAGTACACAAGAAAATAGAATAGCTAAAAAATTTAATGGGAAGGTGTCTTCTAACTCAGGCGCTTCAACCTTTGCTGGTGGAGACGTTTATGTTGAAGACGCCTCTTTATGTATAGAATGTAAAACTTGTATGAAACCCTCAAAATCATTTTCTATTAAAAAGGATTGGATAGAAAAAAATAAAGAAGAGGCTTTTATACACAGATTTGATAATCATTGTATTGCATTTAATTTCGATTATGAAAATAAAAAAGATTATTATGTTATAGATGATAAGCTCATGTCATTTTTAGTTGAATGTCTTGAAAATGAATATAATAATTAGTGTTTACTTTTTTGTGTACATAGTGTATAATATGTATATATTAAGGAGGTAATTATATGCTAACACAGAATCAAATTGATGCAAATTTTGATAAGTTTATATTTATACTTGAGCCAGTGGTGAAAGCTCGAGGTGGAAATTGGGAAAAGTTGCTGGCTAAACTTGTAAACAGTGATTTTAAAAGAGCTCCTGCTAGTACAAAGTATCATAATAATTTTGAAGGTGGTTTGGTAGCTCATTGTCTTAATGTATATGATAACCTTACTCACTTGGTTTTGTATAAGCATTTAGAAGACATTATATCTATGGAGAGTATTGTTATTTGTGGGTTACTTCATGATATATCAAAAATTAATTTTTATGAAAAGACAGTAAAGAATAAAAAAGTATATTCTGAAACGGGTAGTAAATTTGATGACTTGGGACGATATGATTGGGTGAGTGAATATGCTTGGACTAAAAAGCCTGAGTCTGAATTGTTTATTTATGGTAATCATGAAGAAACTTCTGAATTTATGATAAGACAGTATCTACCACTTAAAGTTGAAGAATCAGTAGCTATTTTATCACATCATGGGGGTATTGGTTTTGATTCACACAATCAAGCTTCTACAATGTTTGGTAGATATGAATTAGCTGCACTGTTGCATCTAGCAGATATGATGGCAGCTTATATAGACGAAAAATAATTAGTATTTTATATGAACAATTTTACACTAAGAGAGTTAGAAAAAATAGAGCATTTGTTACCAATTGGTTGGAGAAATAACACTCATTTTGTAATTTCTCCAATCAGTGGTGTTTATACAAATCATACACATAAAATTGGTGACAAGTTTACTATTAAACTAGAAAATTATATTATAAATCAACCCCCTAATTTTTCTTTATCTGAAAATTGGAATCATGGTACAGTTCCACCTGAAGAGATATTAGATATTGAAATAATAGATATTATGGGGAAGATGACAAAAGTTAAATCAGTAGGTAAATGTACAAATATAGCTTGGGAAGGTTGGCTTCCTAATAAAGGGTTTAAAATAATATAGTTATGGAATCATTATATGTAAAATATAGACCGAATATATTTGATGATGTAATTGGTCAAGAATCAGTAGTTAAAATATTAAAACAGCAATTAGATACTAAACATATCTTTAATTGTATGATATTTTCTGGTGTGAGTGGCACAGGAAAAACTACATTGGCTAGAATATTTGCTAATGAATTGAACAATCATGTGGGTTTTCCTATAGAAATAGATGCAGCATCAAACAATGGAGTAGATAATGTTAAACAAATTGTAGCATCTGCATCTGAACGATCTATACACAGTACCTATAAAGTTTATATTATTGATGAAGCTCATATGCTGTCAACACAAGCATGGAATGCTTTTCTTAAAACTATAGAGGAACCTCCACAGTATACAATTTTTATATTTTGTACTACTGACCCACATAAGATTCCTGAAACTATACAGAATAGATGTATGGGATTTACATTTACAAGAGTGTCCCCTTCTTTAATAGAGCAGAGACTTGATTATATTTGTAAAAAAGAAATATCAAATGGAGCTCACATTACAAATTGGCAGGATTCCATAAATTATATTAGTAGAATTTGTAATGGGGAAGTTAGGAAAGCTATAAGTATGCTTGAAACATGCATTTCTTATGACAGTGACATGTCATTAGAGAATACACTTATAGCATTAGGTAACTTATCATATGATAGTTATTTTCAACTTGTTAATAGTATGTTAGATGGTAATATACAAGTTGTACAAACAATCTTAGAAAAATTGTATAATTCTGGGGCTAATATGAAGAAGTTTGTGGACTTGTTTATGGAGTTTTGTTTAGATATATTAAAATATATTCTTTCAAAGAGTGTGCAAACTACTAAATTGCCAGCACATTTGGAACCACAACTCAAACAGGCTACTGCTTTTGATTATCCAGACAAGTATTATTTATATTTTGTAGATAAATTACTTGAATTGAAGAATATGATAAAAACAGACAGTAACGAGAAAGTAACAATAGAAATTGTATTTGCTCAGATGTGTAGATTTATATGAATATAATTGGACAAACAAACATAATTAATAATATTAATAGTATTAAGTCTTTAGGCAATTTACCTAAGTCTATAATTATTTCAGGTGAGTCTGGTAGTGGCAGACATACAATTTATAATTATATATGTGATAAATTCAAACTTGAGCAAGAAACTATAACATATGAATTGTCATTAGAAATATTAAACAGTATGTATAATGTGTCTATACCAAAAATATATTTAATTGATTTAGACACACTAAGTGAAAATAAAAGACTAGATAGATTTCAGAATACGTTGTTAAAATTTATAGAAGAACCACCTGAATTTGCCTGGATAGTTATTATTACACATACTACAAATATTTTACTGGAGACTGTATTAAATAGATGTAGAATTTTGACTATGCAACCATATTCTATATCTGAATTGCATGACATAAGTTTAGAGCACAATAAAAATTTTTCTGATGATGAATTACAGTTATTAAAAACTCCAGCTAATGTGATTAGTTTATCTATTGATGATATAAATGAAATAAAAAAATTAGCACAAAATATTATAGATAATATGCATAAAGCTAATATATCTAATGCATTATCATTAACACATAAACTAGTTGATAAATCAATAAACATATACTTATTTATAAATATTTTTACAGAACTGTTGTACAAATATTATATTTGTACATATAATAATAAGTATTATCAAGCATTGATACTTTCTAAGGATTTGCAGAGAAATTTATATGTTTTAAATATAAACAAATCATTATTAATTGATAATTATATATTGAATTTAAAGATTATTTTAGATGATTAGCATAGAAACCATAAAAAGAGAAATAGAAGATAATACATTAGTATTAAATAATAACAAGTGTTTAATATTTATTGGTAAAGATATATCTTCTGAGTTTATATTTAATCAGTACTGTCATTACTATGCAGATTCAAATAATTTTGAAGTTAGTTATGTAGAAGAATTATTTGATAACATAGGGTTCTTTGATATATCAAATGATGGTTTAATCGTGTATAAAACAGATGAATTAACAAGCTTGCCACGCTCATATGCTGGATGGATATATTGTAAAACCATGTCTACAGAAATTAAATCATCATTTAATGACATTATAATTGAGCTTCCTAAGCTTGAGAAATGGCAAATAATAGACTACATTACAACTAAAAATGGTATTAGTATTGAACAGTCTGAACAGTTATATGGTGAATATAATAATATCTATAAATTAGATATAGAAGCTAGTAAATTAGGCTTATTTGAAAATAATCAATTTGATAATCTATTAGATCAATTAATATCAAAAGAAGAATATGAAATTTTCGATTTAACTAATGCTTTATTACAGAGAAACATAAATAAACTAAGAACAATTTATTTAAAAGGTATCAAAGTAGACCCATTTGCGTTTATGTCATTACTAATAAAAAATTTTAAACAAGTAATAGATATACAACTTGCAAGAAACGCTACTGCAGAGTCTGTTGGGGTTAGTGGTAAACAATTTTGGGCTATACAAAAGTTTAATTGCAATAGATATTCAAAACAGGAGTTAATATATATTTATAATTTATTGACCTCATTAGATTTAAAAATAAAAACAGGTAAATTGAATCCAGATACAATACAAGATTATGTGGTATTTAAAATTATATCATTAGGAGAAAAATGATGAGAACAACAGAAATTTTTAATGGAAGAGAACTTGTTGAGGTTCATGAGGGTTCTAAATTTGAAATGGAGGGTTTTTGGGGGTGTAATGTAGGCACTATTGTAACTTTTCAAGTTAGAAGAGGTGTAGAAGTACAGTCAAAAGTTGTAGAGGTGACTGGGACTGGCACTACATTCGTAGTTTCTGAAATACTTACACATGATGCATTATCTGATATGGAAGTAGAAGCAACTACAGTGGAACCGTCCGATATAGAAGCTATACCACATGTAGAAATCCCAAAATTTAACAAGGCTAAATTTACTAAAAAAGAACTTATATCCTTTATAGAGGATAACCATATTGACATTGTTTATGAAAATAAAACTAAAGCAGAAATAGTTTCAGAACTTAAAGAGCTTGGTGCATTATAATTATGAGAATAGGTATTGTAGGCGATATACATTTTTGTGAATATTCTTCTATTTTAAGAACACATGGTGAAAAGTTCTCTACTCGATTAGAAAATTGTCTTGATTCTATAAATTGGGCAGAGCAAATCACACAACATCATGGTTGTGATAGGGTGTTTTATTTAGGAGATTTTTTTGATAAACCTAGTTTAAATTCTCGTGAACTTACAGCTGTATCTGAAATAAAGTGGAATAATATACCACACAGTTTTTTAGTTGGTAATCATGAGATGGGTATAAATGATTTGTCATTTAGTTCAGCACACATACTAAAAGAGTTTAGTAGGGATATTATAGATAAGCCAGCAAAAGTAAATTGTGGTACATTTGAGTTGTGTTATCTTCCTTATATATTAGAATCTGATAGACAAAATTCTATACATGATTATTTTGGAGATACACATCAGAAAAGAATTATATTATCACACAATGATATATCAGGTATGCAATTAGGTAAATTTATATCAAAAGATGGGTTTTCTATTGAGGATATAGAATCTAATTGTGACTTGTTTATAAATGGTCATTTGCATAATGGTAGTAAAGTTACTGATAAAATAATAAATGTAGGTAATCTCACTGGTCAGAATTTCTCAGAAGATGGCTTTATATATGACCATGTGATATTAATACTTGATACTGATACACTTAAGTGTGAGGTATATAAAAACCCATTTGCTATTAATTTTTATAAATTATCTGCTCTTAAAGATTTATCAAAAGTAGAAAGTGGCGTTGTCACAATAAAAACTACTGAAGAATTAGCAGCTAGTGCTAGATTAGAATTAGAAAAAAATCCTAATGTACTAGCTTCAAGAGTAGTAGTGGATTATACGCATGATTACTCTAATGATGTAATCTCTAATACCCTATCTGTAGACCACCTTGAAGAATTTAGAAAATTTGTTTTAGCAGAGCTTGGCGATTCGACTTTAATACAAGAGGAGTTAAGTATAATTAATGTCTAGTGTATTTTTTAAACATTTATCAATAGCTAATTTTATGTCATACGCTAATGCAGAAATAGATTTGAACAGAACTGGAAATGTGTTAGTTGGAGGCTTAAACAATAATCCAGAAGATAATGCTAAGTCAAATGGCTGTGGAAAAAGTAGCTTGTTTTCAGCATTAGCTTGGTGTTTGACTGGAGAAACCGTGAGTGGTGCTAAAGATGTTTCTAATATTTACACTTCAGGCAAAACAGAAGTTTCTATATCATTTGATTTTGATAACAATGAATATAAAATTGTAAGAACAAAGAATCCAAGTAATTTATTTATTTATATTAATGGCGAAAACAAGTCAGGTAAGGGTATTAGGGATACTGAGAAATTATTATCACAATATTTACCTCAGCTTACATCTTCGTTGCTTAATTCAGTTATAATTCTAGGGCAAGGGTTGCCTCAGAGATTTACAAATAACACACCTGCGGGCAGGAAAGAAGTTCTTGAATCATTATCAAACTCAGACTTTATGATAACCGACTTGAAGGATAGGTTATCAAAACGAAAATTAGTGCTTGATTCTCAAAAGAGAGATATACAAGATAGAATACTTACAATTAATACTTCAATTTCAATTAACACTAATACTATTGATACACTTAATAATGAATTAAAGAGTTTTGACAGTACTGAAAATTTAGAGTTTACTATACAATCTATTCAAGAAAAAATCATAGAAATTAATAGTGAAATTGAAGATCAGACTGAGTTTGTTTCTGAACTCCAAGAGCAATATTCAGACAGTTTAGAATTACAGCATAAATTGAATGATGAATATACTTGTGCATTAAATTCTATTCATAAAATAGACACTAGTGATAAGCAGTCTGAACTTATAGAGCTTAAAAGTAAAGCTTCAGCTATTAAGAGTAAGATAGTTGAATTAAACAATATTACAGATATTTGTCCTACATGTGGACAGAAATTACCTAATGTTACAAAAATTGACACTTCAGAGTTGAAAGAAGAATATGATAACTTAGTATTACTTATTAAAGAAGTAGAAAATACTATATCTGATATTAATGAACAAAATAATAAATTGGTATCTGATTGTTCAGATAAGTACACTGAAAAAATATCAAATATTACATCAGATATAAATACACTCTCTATAGACCTATCAACAAATCAAAATAAATTAAATAAATTAATTACTGAAAAGGGGAATTATGAAAGTACTTTAGCAACAGCTAAAAACAGTTTGTTAAATCTTGAGGATAATATTAATTATCGTAAAAACAAAATATTAGAACTTAAACAACTTAATGAAAATTTTTATAATGAATTGTATAATATTAATGAACAATTAAGTGATGTTGACAACCGACTCAGCATTAATTCCAAAATGCAAACATTAGTCAAGAGAGACTTTAGAGGCTACTTGCTTAATAATGTTATTACATTCATAGAAAAGCGAGCCAAATTGTATGCTACAGATGTATTTGGCACAGATAAATTATCATTTGAATTATCTAATAACAATATTAATATATCATATGATGGTAAAGACTATAGTGTGCTTAGTGGTGGTGAAAAACAAAAGTTAGATGTAATTATACAGTTTGCAATAAGGGATATGTTATGTACATTTCTGGGTTTTTCATCTAACATTCTTGTACTTGATGAAATTACAGATTCGCTTGATTCTATAGGTGTTGGTAAGATATTTAACTTAATTGGTTCATATTTGAATGATGTAGAAGTAGTATATATTATTTCACATCATACAGATGAATTAGAGATACCAGCAGATGATGAAATAATCATTATAAAGGGAGATGATAAGTTAAGTAGGATAATTTAATGTTATTTTCAAAGCCAAACATTAAATACACAGATATGTGTATTTACGTAGATTCAATAGTAGAAAAGGAAAACCCAAGTGAACAAGAGCTAAACAAATGCTTTGAATACATCTATCATTTGGGTTTTATGCTAGCACATAAACATAAATACTTTAATAAAAGCTATTATTATGAAGAATTTGCTATATTTTTAGCTACAGAAGTCATGTATAGGTTGTTTTTTAATCCAAAGCTATCAGAGGTGGATGAAAATGGAGAACCTGTACTCACTAAAATAAAGAGTGTATTGAATTATATGAAAGCTGTTTTATATGGTCGTAAAGTAGAATTTGAACAACAAACCTACTCACAGCAGCTTTCAAAGTCATTAGAAGAAAGTAGTTTTTCATATACATACAATGAAGACTTATATAAGTCACTTAGAGAAACAGATGTAAAATTATACTTTAATAGTATATCAAAAACTGTTAAGCATATAGTTTATAATAATAGTTTTTATAAAAATGATAAAGTATTAATTAAAAATATTTATATAAGTTGTTTATTAACTGTTCTAAATGGTATAACATTTACACAGTCTGATATTAATAAATTACATAATACTTATTCATCTATAGAATCAAAATATAGATTGCTTGGAAGATTATACTCTAAAAATAGAGAATCTGCTTTAGTATTGTATCATTTAGATACTAAATATAGTGATTATATAAAAGTATTATCAAATAAGGTATATAAACAAATTAGATATGATTTATCTGATTTATCGAGTCAATCATTCGCTTTATCTGATGATGTGCTAACAAATATATTATTTTTAGAAATAAGTGGAGAAGACTATAACGAATGAGTACTATAAGAAAAGAATTAGACAATTTAAAAATGACTGACACATTTTCTCTTATATTATTTGTTTTGTATAAAATAAGAGATGTAGAAGAATACTCCACAATAAGTGAATTAGCATATATTTTAGATAAAGATGCATTACTTGATTTATGTGAGTATTTTGGTGGTATGTCTATTAAAATACCTTCTATTGATGAATTAGAATCTATTATAAATTCATTATTACTTTATCAATATATAAACATAGATGGTTATTCATATGATGAAGCAATTAATAAAATTGGTTTTGATTCTTTTCAGTTAAGACAAATTAAAAAAGATTATAATAAAATTTGCTCAATATTATCGGAGTATTCTTTACAATAATGTTTGAAAAAAATTTACTTACTATAAAAAGTGATTTACAATATCATCATAGAAATAAAACATATTTAACAAAGTATTATATACAAAAACGATTAAACAAATCACTTTCTTCATATTTTAAAGCATTAGAGTCTAGTGTGTATGCATTGTCTGTAGCTAAACCTGAAAAAGTGATAAAGGAGATTTAGTATATTATGAAACACAAGCTGTTACCTGATTTATCAAGTATATATTCTATACGAATTTCATTACTAAATAAGTTGTCAGAATTAGCGGAATTATGCATATGTGATTATTTATTAGAAGCAAAAATTAAAAATGATGATTTAGTAGAAATTAATATCGGTATAGGTAAAATAGTAATTTTGCTGCTTGAAGATTCACTCGAGTATCAGTTTATACCTTCATCAAATCTAGAAAAACATAGTATTAACACACTATTAAATATGGATAGTCCTCTTAAAGATGCTGTAGAAACGGGTTTAGAAAATAAACTGTTATCAACATATAAGGAGCTATTCTAATGATACCAGATAATTTAAGTTTAACTACATCTACTCAAGATATAGAGAAACAATTATTAGAGGAAGAAGATCTTGATACACTTAATGATGTAATTAGCTTGTTTAATATTTCTTTAAAGAAAAAGAATTTAGTACGTAGTAGTAAATTAAGTGAAGTACAGGATAAAATAGTTAATCAAATTGCTGCTAGAGTAGATGATAGACCAGATAATTTCAGTAATGAAGACCTATTAAAATACTATAAAACAATACAAGATACATTATCTAAAACTGATACATCATTAGATGATATGAAAGTACCTACAATACAACTTAATCAGCAGATTAACATAGATAATGGTAATGAATTTAATAGAGAATCAAGAAAGAAAATAATTGATACTGTAAATCAAATATTAGAATTAGCTAAAAATAATTCACAAGAAATTAATGATGTTATTGATGTAGACGGAGACGATATAGAGGTTATTGATGACTGATAGTTTAGTTAGACGCCAGGATGAAACAGATATAGATTATAAAAAGAGAATATACTTATATAGAGATTTATATGGTTTAACCTGGATGGATATTGCAACTATACTTAATAAAGAATTTAATGTAAATTACACTGCAGACAAGTATAGAAAAGAATCTTATAAATTGTTAGATGCAGATTCAAGTGAGGTTATAAAAGCTGATGATAAAATCTTTGAGTTTAAAAAAGAGCAAGTAAAATTAAATGACCAGAGATTACAAATAAATGCTCTTACTCGATTAGCAGCAAGAGAAGAAACCTTTAAAGAAATAGCCTTAGAGGTGGCTAATTCTATATCACAGAATAAAGTATTAGATATACCAGATAAGATTCAAGTTGAAAACACATCTAAAAAAGCTATTTTATGCTTAGGTGATTGGCATTATGGATTAGATGTAGATTTGTTCTATAATCAATATGATACTGAAATAGCAGTACAAAGAATAAATACATTATTAAATAAGACTATAGAGCATATTTCAGAACATGGTATAGATGATTTATATGTAATTAATCTTGGTGATATGATTTCTGGAAGAATACATTTACCATTAAGAATAAATAATAGAATTGATACTGTACAGCAGACAATAGAAATATCTGAAATATTAGCAGAATTTTTAACAGTATTATCTCAGTATGCACATGTAAATTATATATCAGTTTCTGATAATCATTCTCGTGTGGAACCTAATAAAAAGGAATCTTTACAAACAGAGTCTTTTGCAAGAATCATTGATTGGTTTTTACATGAGAGGCTGAGTAGTAACAATAATGTTGAATTTATAGATAATACATTTTCAGAAGATTTTGCTGTATTTAATGTATTTGAACATACTGTGGTTGCAGTTCATGGCGATAAAGATCCACAGAAAGGCATAATTGATAAACTAAATTCATATCTACAAGGACATATTGATTTATTAATATCTGCACATAGGCATCATTTTACTGCTGATGAAAATAATTTTACTGAATTTTATTGTAATGGTTCATTAATTGGACAAGATCAATATTCCTCAGATTTAAGGCTTAATAGTAAGCCATCACAACTATTGTTCATATGTACTCCAGAAAATTTTTCTGAAGTTATATATAAAATCAAACTTTAAACAGCTTATAATTATCAAGATAAAACTAAGTCCCAAAATAAGTCCTAACAAGGTAAGTGTTTGGGTAAATGTGAAGGAGAATATTAATGAAATATTATAGTGAAGTACTTGAAAAAGCATTTGATACAGTAGAAGAACTTGAAAAAGCTGAAAAAGAGAAGAAGCAGCTTGATGCTGAAGCTGAAACAAAGAAAAATGAAATAAGCAAGGCTAAGAAACTTGCAGCAGAAGCAGTGCAGTCAGCTGAAAAAGAGGTAGATGATGCTCAGGAAAATCTTAAAGAGGTTAGAGCACAGGCTAGAGAACTGCTGAAAGAGGCATATAATAAGCTGAGTATTGCACAGGAGCATAGATTTAACGCTTTAAAGAAGTTTACAGAAGACTATGGTCCATATAAAACATATTATACTGGTGAGAAAGCTTATAATGAATTTCAAAAGGCACTAAGTTATTTTGATAATATGTTTAACTGGTGGCTGTAATATAAATTTCTAATATTAGAAATTAGCTGTTTAGGTTTGAGAATAGGGGGTAAGGTTTAACAACTTTATCCCCTTAATTTATATAAGGAGAACTAATTATGAAAACGCTATTTTGTTTGGCAGATGTGCATGGTTTTTATGACGAACTGATGTCTGCACTAAACAGTAACGGGTTTGATATAAACAACAATGACCATATTATAGTACATTGTGGAGATTTGCTAGATAGAGGTAGCAAACCCTTAGAGTGTCTTCAATTTATGAATAGCATACCAGATAATAGAAAAATACTCATACGTGGTAATCATGAGGATTTACTAGAAGAATTATTTCATCGTGGTTACTGGATGATGCACGATGTACACAATGGTACAGATAAAACCGTGTGTGATATTGCTAATATGTATGGGCCATTTGATAGAGAAAAAATATATGCAGCTATTATGAAGTGTTCTGAAAATGAAGAACTACAGCAATATTTAGATAGCGTAGTTGATTATGCTGAGATTGGTGACTATATATTTGTACATGGTTGGATACCAACTACTCATAATGATGGTATGCCTATATATAAGTATGAAATTGATTCTTGGAGAGAGGGAAATTGGGAAAAAGCTAGATGGCTAAATGGTATGAAAGAATGGGGTCAAGGCTATACCCTTGAAAATAAAACAATTATTTGTGGGCATTATCATACTTCTTGGGGTCATGCATTTTTACATAATTTTGGTGTAGAATGGGATGATGAGTATTATATAGATTCATCTGAAGATGTGAGAGCTCATTTTGAACCTTTTATTGATGAAGGCATAATAGCACTTGATGGCTGCACAGCATTTAGTGGTATTGTAAATTGTTATAAAATAGAAATTGAGGATGATTTATGGCAATAAGACATGTAAGAGAATATTATGAACGTATGGTTTCAGATTATGTTGAAATGAAAACTGTACTAGAAGAAATGGAAAAATTATCTGAAGATAAAGCTTCAACAGCACTAAACAATATCGAACAAATAAAACATCAAGTAGAAATACTTGAAGCTAATTATAAAAGATTGTCTTATATAATGTTCTTACTAAATCAACCTAATAAAGAAAAGAAGAAAAAAAGATATTTCAGTCAAGAAAAGAAAAAATTAGATGATATACCATATAAAGATAGAAAAGAAGCTATAATTGAAGAAAACTCAGCTGTGATTGAAAATCTTAAATCATATTTTTAATATTTGGTAAGTATGCTAAATTAATTATAACAGAGGAATTATATATGGATGAAAACAAACTAGAATTACTTGAAATTGCAGGTGTAGAACCTGATGGAAAACAGGTAGATAATTACTATGTAATTGACCTGTTTGACTATGATACATTCAATTCGGTATATAATAAACTTGAGAAAAATATAGAGTGTATAAGAGATAGTGACAATACTTCTCTTAATGAAGATACAGCTCATATTACATATTTATTTAAAGATGTACTAGTAGAACTAGTTGCATTATTTAATGAAGATGACTATACAATGAACATTTATGAGGAAAACTAATGAAATTAGCTACAAAGGGAGTTGTTAATCTAGAGGAACTGAACAAGTTAGGTAGAGCTCAAGAAATAGACCATGAAAAGTCTGGAAAGTTACTAAGAGAAATAACTTCTAACATAAAAAGAACTATGCGAAAAACTGGTTTGATTTCATTATCAGCACCAGGTATTGGTTATAATAAAAGAATATTTTGCATAGATTTTAGTGACAAAGAAATTAAAAGTTTTATAAATCCAGTTGTAACAAATGCTACTGGGTTGCAGCTTGTAAGGGAAAGTTGCTCGTCTATTCCAGGTAAAGAATATTTAGTCCCACGAAATTCCACTATTGATGTGATATACGAAACACCAACGGGACAGATTAAAACAAAGAGATTAAAAGATGTAGTCGCATTTGTGTTTCAGCATGAAATAGACCACTTAAATGGTGTTACTTTAGAAGATATTGGTCTTGAAGTTGATTCTGACTTTGATGAAGCAACAGCTGAAGAAAGAGAAGAAATCATAGACATGTATTTAGATTCTCTTGATTTAAGACAAAAGTATCTTGAGGAAACTATAAATTCTGATGAAGAGTTAAAACTTGTTTCTGATAGATTAAGATTTGTTGAAGCTCTTGCAAGAGGTGATATAGAATTTGAAAAACAAGAAGAATAGGATTTTGGATGTCTCACACTAATACGAGTATTCAACTTAAGCGTGGTGCTAATACACCAGATGAATTAGCTACGCAAGAGTTATTATTTGGTGAACCATTTTTTATAGATAACACACAACATGATACAAATGGTTTTTTAACAGAACCTTGTAATGCATATTTATATCTTGGTAGAAAGCAGGGAGAAGAGACTGATGTTGTAACATTAGAAAAATCTCCAGTATTAAAAGCATTATCTAAGGAGAAAGCTGATAAACTAGTATTTTATAACCCTGCAAATGGTTCTATCATAAATGAAAGTAATAATGAATTACCAGTAAATAGAATTACTGCTAATCCAGTTACAAGTAGTGATATTTCTACTAGTAACAATACTAAATATTATATATTATGTCAACCCGATAATGATAACACTGTTTATAAATTTACTTTAGATGAACTTGGTATCTTTATAAATGGAAATGGCATTATGCATGGGGCTGCATGGAATGATTATGCAGAATATCGTTTATCAAATAATCCTATTGAACCAGGATATGTAGTTTGTGACCTTGGAGAAGGTTTTGTAGATTTATCTGATGTAAGATTACAACCATGTGCTCATGTAGTATCTGATACATTTGGACACATTATAGGTAAAGAAGAAGATTCAGTGCCTATTGCAGTTGCTGGTAGAGTATTAGTATATGTAGATAATATAGATGATATTACTCTTGGGGACTGTGTATGTGCAGGCCCTAAGGGAATTGCTTCTAAGATGACTAGACAAGAAATTATAAATTATCCAGATAGAATACTTGGTATTGTTTGTGATATACCTAAAGACAGTAATAGAGTTTGGATAAATATTAAATAATGATGTTATTGTTTGATAAGTAAGTAATTTTAAACAGCCATCTTAGTATATGGCTGTTTTTATTTACCCTTATTAAGGAAAGTTAATGAATGAGATATTAATAAGAGGTTACCTTAGAGATATTGCCTTTTCACATTATCAAGGTTCAATTGAGTATGAAAAAGCAAACTTAGTCTGTCCTAGAACAGGTGGCAAAGAAGAAGATGTAATTTCTTTAAGGTATAAAAAATTTACAAACAAATATAAAGAAGGTGATTTTATTGAGCTAAAAGGTAATATAAGATCTTATTCTTCTAAAGAGAATAACAGAAATAATGTACAAATATATGTATTTACATATTTTGATGAACCTGAAGAAATTTCTAATAATTTATTGACTTTAGATGGCAGAATATGTAAAATAGAACCATTAAGATATTCCAAAGTTGGAGTGCCATATGTACATTTTATATTAGCTAATAATATTTTTACAAATGATGGTAAAAAAATCAACAGTTACATACCATGTATTTGCTATGCGGCTAATGCTGATAAAATACTCTCTTTAGGTGTAAGTGCAAAAATAGAAATTACTGGTGAATTACACTCACATACATATAAAAAGCAATTATCAAATGATGAAATAGAATTTAGAGTTGCACATGAGGTTACTGTAAAAGAAATATTTGAGGTGTAATATGGCACGAGAATTAATCAAAGATTTTTATGGGAAAATACTAGGTTCTATTGAGACAGTAGGCACAAAACAAATTGCTAGAAATTTTTACGGAAAGATATTAGGCACATATAATTCTGCTGATGATAAAACAAGAGATTTTTATGGTAGAATTCTTACAAGGGGCAACACTCTTGTAGGCTTAATATATGCAGAAAAGAAATGATATTTGACTATTTAAGAACTATTCAAGCTATGGATACTATTTCTATAGATGATATAGGAAACACTTGTATCAATGCCATAAATGATGATGCTTTAGAGTGGTTTCTTATTATAGAAACAGTAGAAGGTTGGACTAAAGTTACTGAATTTGGTCCATTACATGTTGATAGTGATGATTTAACATTAAGCTTTTCATATAATTTTTATAATAAAGAATTTTCAGATAAAAACATAGCTAAAACAATTGATAAATTTATAAATAATCCTAGATATATGGCTACACAAGTTGAAGAAATAGATAAAAGTGTAGCTAGAGAAAGATTTGAAAGCATAGTAAAAAGTTTATAATTGTTACTATTTTATGTATAATATAATCATGAATATGAAATATGACGTAAATAGAAAAGTTTGGCAACCACTTTGGGGTTATATATTTGAAAATACTGATTTTGATGGCTATTGTATTGAATTTGAGAATGATACATTTAAAACAATACCATATTGTTGGAATGATGACTGGGATAATGAGTATCATTTTTGGCACAAACCTAGTGGTTTTAAATTGCAGTGGTATAAATACCCATTAAGAGGTGCCATATGTAACATGGAAATAACAGACGCTCAATTTGTTGACATATTATATGATTGTTTAAATTCATTAGAAGCTGACAAAGATTTTAAAGTATTGCATAGTGTAGATAGGTGGTGGTGTACTAATGATGTACTCTAAAATTGATATGTACAATATGTTACTTGATAACATAGGTATTCCAGAAGAGTATCTAGATGCTATGCTTAAACTAATAGGGGATGTTCCTCAATCATATGTTAAGATTCTTAATGCATGTTCTGAGTATTCAACTTTTTCTGAAGTTGAAGATGCTATGTTTTCAGATGAGTATGTATAAGCAAAAAGTGGCATTAGACCTTGACGGGGTCATTTGGGATTTAGTTGTTCCTTGGATAAATCAATACAATATTTTATTTAATGATGATAAGCAATTAGAAGATATTACTGAATATAAACTATCGAACACACTGGTAAAAGCCACATCTCAAGAATTAGATGAAATATTACTTAATAATGATTTTTGGAAAAATGTGTTACCATTTAAATATGCAGTAGAATATTTAGAAAAATTAAATAATGAGTTTGATTTATACATTGTTACTAAAACAGATTATAGATTATTTGAAATAAAAGTTAATAGAATATTACATCTTTTTCCTTTTATACAACCATACCAAATTGTATGTTTACATAATAAACAGTTGTTTAATGCTGATTGGTTTGTAGATGATTGTATAGATAACTTAGTGGGTGGAAATTTCAATAAAATAATATTGGATGCACCATATAATAGAGATACTGAATACAATTGGTATAGAGCATATAATTTGAAAGATGTTTATAATATAATAAAATATGGAGATAATAATTAAATGATAGAAATTTTTTCTACAGAAACTTGCCCAAGATGCAAAATTATTAAAGATAGACTTGCTAGTAAAGATATTGATTTTAAGGAGAATCAAGATGAAGAGGAAATGCTACGATTAGGTTTCACTACAGTGCCAATGATAAAAACTGATGATGGTGAACTATTAGATTTTGGTAAAGCTATTTCTTGGATTAATTCTCTTTAAGGTATTATTATGAATATAAACATTAAAACAGCTAAAAATTTTGCAACACAACTAAATAAACTTGACCAAGAATATGGTGAAGAATTTATGAAACTACAGGGTATAGATGAAGATAAACTAAGTTTAACTGATTTCATTAATAACTTTGTAGTTAGTAGTAATGTAGCTGATGCATCTGTAGATGCTAATGCTAATATAAGTCAAAAAGATATAGTTACATTACTTAGTGAGATGTCTAAGCCGCATCAAAAATTAATTGCTTTTAATAAATTATATTGTGAAATACATAAATTATATGGATTTAAAATAGCAAATGAAGCATTTGAAAAGATGTGGAATTATGCTATTTATATGCATGATTTTAATACTGCTACTTTCCTACCGTATTGTTTTGCATATGATATTAAAGACATTGTAGAGAAAGGTTTATTCTTCATAGAAAATTATCATGCTATGCCACCAAAACATTTAGATAGTTTTGTGCAGATTCTTATGGAGGCAATTGCATTTCTTGCAAGAAGACAATCCGGTGCAGTAGGTCTTCCAAACTTAATTCCATATTTGTATTACTTCTGGAGTAGAGACGTGGAGCATGGATATTATACTAAGAGTCCAGAAGTATATAAGAAACAGCAAATACAGGCATTAATATATAGATTAAATCAGCCATGGGTTAGACAGGACCAAGCTGCTTTTACTAATGTGAGTGTATTTGACCATCCATATTTTGAAGCCATATTTGGTACATCACAGTTCCCAGATGGCACATATATGATTGATGAAGAAGAAGATATTATACAGTTCCAAAAAGATTTCATTGATGTAGTAAATGAAATTAGAGAAGAAAATGTATTTACATTCCCAGTATTAACAGCATCTCTTTTATATCAGGATAATAAATTTGTTGATGAAGACTTTGCTAAATGGGCTTGTGAAGCATCAAGAAAATGGAATTTATTTAATTTCTTTACAGACAGTACTGTAAACAGTCTAAGTAACTGTTGCAGGCTTAAATCAGATGTTACAGATCTTTATTTCAATAGTATTGGTGGAAGTGCTCTAAAGGTTGGAAGTTGTAAAGTTTCAACTATTAATATTGCAAGATTAGCGTATGAGAGCAGAGGTAGAGAAAAGAAGTTCCTTGATTCACTCAAGCATCTTACTGAATTAGATCTTATGATATTAGATGCACAGAGAAATATCATTAAAAAGAATGTACAAAAAGGATTACTGCCTAATTTTACTTCAGGTTTAATTGATTTTGAACATTTATATTCTACAGTTGGTATTAATGGTATATATGAAACTATAAAATCATTTGGTTATCTTACTGTTGATGAATTAGGAAATACGTACTATACCGATGAAGCTTTTGAGCTTGGTAAGAAAATATTTGAAACAATTAGAACTGTTATAGATGAATTTGCTACAGATAAAGATTATAAAATCAATGTTGAGCAAATTCCAGCTGAACAAGCTGCAGTAAAACTTCAGACAGCTGATAAGCTGCTATATCCAAGAAAAGTTGTTAAAGATCTTCCATTATATGGTAATCAGTGGATTCCTCTTGGTATCAAAGCAACAATAGCAGAAAGAACAAGAATTTGTGCCGCTTTTGATTCATACTGTAATGGTGGTAGTATAGAACATATTAATGTAGATACTTACTTTGATTCTTTTGATAAAGCATGGCATATGCTCAATTGGGTAGCACAGCAGGGTGTAACATATTTTGCATTTAATGGAAAAGTGTCACAATGTAAAAATATGCATAGTTTTTATGGTGCAGTTTGTCCAGAGTGTGGAGAACCTTCTGAAGTTGAATATACCAGAGTTGTAGGTTTTTATACCCCAATCAATTCCTGGTCTAAAGAAAGAAGTGCTGAGTACAAAATGAGAGAATGGATGCCTATTAATGAAAAGGCAGAAAGAGCTTAACTATGAATTTAGATATTATAATTGAAGATTTCTTAAACACACCTATAGAACAAATATCTTATAAGCAAACAAGGCCAATCATTAAGCAAATGTTTGAAGAGTATAAACAAACTAAGCCTAATGAATTGGTTGGTTTTACTGAAGAACCTATGCAAAGAGCATTTTATGAAAAATGGAAAGCTGTTGCTTATAAGTTAAGAGATTTAGAGAAACTTAGAACATCATCAGATATGGATACTAGAATAGCTATATCTGATGCTACTAAGGCTATGAATTGGTTTCCATGGGGTTATAAATACTGTATACAAGAAGCATAAATGAGAATTAGAGATATAGTTTCAGAAGATTTTGTAAATTATAAAAAACCATCTATGTTTATTAGCATGGGTACATGTGATTGGAAATGCTGTACAGAACAAGGCATAGATATTTCTATATGCCAAAATTCAGAATTAGCTAAAGCGCCAGAAATAAATTTAGATGATGATACAATTATAAATATGTATTTATCTAACCCTATATCAGAAGCTATAGTTGTTGGTGGGTTAGAACCATTTACATATACATTTGGATTATATAAGTTCATTTCAAAATTTAGAAAAGTTTCAAATGATGATATTGTAATATACACTGGATATACACCATCAGAACTTAAAGAAGAATTAAATCAATTTGCTAAATTCGATGGTATTATTATTAAATTTGGTAGATTTATTCCAAATCAAGAATCACACTATGATGATATTTTAGGTGTTAATTTAGCATCTACTAACCAATATGCAAAACATCTTAATATAGAATTATTAAAGGAATTATAAATGATTTATGATTATGTTATAGAATCAGCTAATCTTCTTTCAGAGGAAATACTTGAAGAAGATAGAATGGTTAAATATAATGGAGAACTCTCACCTAAATTTGGGTGGTGTTTAATGATTGTAGGAGGGGCTGCAGCTGGTAAGAGTTCTGCTGGACTTGCAGTAAGTCGACTACAAGGTAAATATTATAATGTAGATGATTTCAAGAAGATACCTAAAGATAAAGAAGGTAATAAAGTTGATAATAAAAGATGGCATATTAAAAACCCGAAAACTGGTAAGCCATATGTTGATGAATTACCATCTTCTTGGGAAGATAGAGATTTAAAGGGTGCTTTTGCAGGCCAATTACATGCTACATTTGATGATTTAAACAAGAAAAGACAAGATTCTATTACACATAATGCAAATATAAAAAATACAGACCCTTCTAGATTACCTAATATTATATTTGATGTTACAGGTAAGCGTTTAAGCAAATTTAAAGAAATTATAGAGCCAGCAAAAGAGCAAGGTTATAAAATAGCTATTATTTGGGTAGCTTCAGTACCTGAAAAAGCTGTAGCTATGGCTAAAAAGCGTGGAAGGGGTTATGGCCCAAATGGTTTAAGTCCTCAAGGATTACAAGATCTAGTTAACTTACACGAACAAATAGCTGATGTTATACAAGAATTGTTTAGTTCTGGCTATATTAAAAATGTAGATGAGTTTTGGGTAGTAGATAATACAGTTAACTTTATACCAGATAAACAGGTAAAAGAATATCATGATACACAGAATGTATACCATGTAAAGTGTACACCAGATGGTTTAGAGCAAGCTGATAAGCGTGTAAAAGAACTTATTAAATTAAATCATAATTACATTTATTCAGAAAATTAAGAAAATATATTTACTTTTGTTGTGTTACATATTATAATATAAATGTGATTGGGGACGGTACACTAAGGAGGTGACCACCATGAGAAAAGCTAATGAATGTGTAAAGAACAAAAGAGGAACTGAGATTTATGTGAGACTTTCTGATGTGCATAGAGAGTTTGGAGAATGGTGTAAAATTTATAAAAATGAGCTTGAAGGTATGAGTGATATAGATAAAAAATACTTTCATTACTTTGTAAATTTGCTGCCTTCTGTTGAGCTTGATGAAAGTCATTTCATAGAAGTATGACAAGGGTGTGATATGCAATTAAGAGAAGAAGTTGTGACAGCTGCTAATACAAAAGAATGTCCAGCTAATGATTGGATGTGTAAATTTTTTGAAAATGGTGGTTGTAAGTTAAATAATGCTGAAAAACAGTGTACGCATATGATAAAAAATGCTAAGACAGTTAAAACGATTATGGAATAAACATGTAGTATATAAAGATGCTAAATTAACTCCAAAGGGAGAATGTTTTAAATCTTATTGTGAACAAATAGTCAATAAGGATTTAAAGAACAGACTTGCAGCATATGAAGAATTTATATATCATATAGCATATATGGTAGCTGAAGATTATGGTATCATTCTTAATAGAGAAGAGACTGCAGAATTCATTTTAGCTTCTTATGAAGAAATACTTTAAAAAAGTTGCAAAAATATTTACAAATAATACCAATTGTGTTAATATAATACTGTAATCGGTAACCGCCAACCTGTGATCTGTGGAGCAAGGGGAGAGCTCATTAAAAAACTCTACTGAGTTGGTTTAAACCATATTGATTTATGGGAGAGCAAATTACATTAATGCGGTTGTTGCTCATATAACATCGAGGGGTGGAGCAGAGGTAGCTTACCGGGCTCATTACCCGGGGGTCGAGGGTTCGAATCCCTCCCCCTCAACCATTTCATGGAAGTTCTTAGTCTTTCATGGTCCTCCTTTCTTTGATAGAGGGTAAGGCTCGTCCTTTCATTTTTCTTCTTACTTAGCCTTACCCTCAGTTTATGGGGATGAATTGGTTTCGGTATGTCTTAAAAGCCAAAGTGCATAGATGTACACCTCGGTTCGATTCCGAGCATCTCCACCAAAGGGTATATACCTTGTATATATACAAAAATTCAGATTAAATGCCTTATAAAGGAAACGCCTTTATTAAGAAGTAACTCTGATTCTTAATTACTGGTTCTGAAGCTTTGAAAGTAAGACAGCCAGCGTAGTGTGAATATGCAACAGTGATGGAACTGGTATACATTCGGGACTTAAAATCCCGCGCCTTTATGGATTGAGAGTTCGAATCTCTCCTGTTGCACCAACAATTAGATACAAACAGCAAAATGATATAATGGAGATTATTGTGTCTAGGAGGTAACATTATGACTAATGAGAAGCATAGAAAGAATTTTGTCGAGGCTATCGCTACTAAGTCTACTAAGGAGAAGACACTTACAGAGAATGGCGCAATAGCTTATGATTCAAGCGGTAAGCATTTGCTTGATTTTAATTTCAAGCTGTCACAGTACAGAAGAATGTCTGAAGATGATATTCAGCATGATTTTGCATCTGTATATTTTGAGGACCCTATGATTGCTACAAAGTTTATTTTCTTTGTAGGTGATGTTAGAGGAGGCCTTGGTGAAAGAAAAATCTTTAATGCTTGCATGTCATGGCTTGTAGATAATAAGCCTGAAGTAGCAATACATGTTCTTGAGTTAATTCCAGAATATACTAGATGGGATAATTTGATTAAGCTGCTTATGCTTACAAATAACTCACATGTACATTCAAATATAATCAATATTATTGGCAACCAGCTTGTTTCAGATATTGTTAATATGAATGAAGATAAGAGTGTTTCTCTTTGTGCAAAGTGGATGCCATCTGTCAATGCTTCTTCTAATAAGACCAGATCTCTTGCAAATATGATTTGTAAGGAGCTTAATCTTACACCAAGAAAGTATAGAAAAATGCTTTCAGCACTTAGGTCTTATCTTGATGTAGTAGAAGTTAAAATGTCATCTAATAAATGGGATGATATTATGTACCCAACGGTACCTTCACAGGCTAATCTTAAGTATAGTGATGCTTTTCTTAAGCATGATAGAGAAAGACGAATTTCTTATTTAGAAGCTTTGTCAAAGGGTAAAACTAAGATTAATGCTTCTACACTTCAGCCACATGAAGTGGTTAGAAAATATCATATTGATAGATGGATGGGTACACCAGAGCTTGATACTACTCTTGAAGAGGCCTGGAAAGCATTACCAAACATTCAGATTTCTGACACACTTGTGGTAAGAGATGGTTCTGGTTCTATGTGTTTCCCTATTGATAATAACAGAACTAGTTGTCTTGATGTAGCTACAGCACTCACTGTATATTGTTCAGAGCATAATTCTGAAGCATGGAAAGATAAGTTTATTACATTTTCATCTTCTCCAAAATTTGTAGATCTTTCTAATTGTGATACACTTAGAGATAAGCTTGTAAGATGTTCTGTAGAAGATGATTATTCAAACACAAACATTGAAGCTACAATGAGGCTCGTCCTTAATACAGCTATAGAAAATAATTTTACTCAGGCAGAAATGCCAAGTAACATACTAATTATATCAGACATGCAGTTTGATCCTTATAGTAAATATTATAAGTTCAATTGGGATGAAACACTATTCGAAGCAATTAGCAAAGAATATGCTGAACATGGCTATAAACTGCCAAAGATGTGTTTTTGGAATGTTGCTGGTAGAGAATCAAGTACCATTCCAATGCAGTTCAATGAACTTGGATTAGTTCTATGTAGTGGTTTCTCTACTACTAATATGAAAATGTTTATGAGTAGTGAAATTAATCCATACAAAATTCTGCTTGAGCAGATTAATAATCATAGATATGATGCCGTAGAAGAGGCAATAAAATATATTATTTAAAAATAAAGACCTTAACAGCAAATATTTTTTATGTATTGATTCTAGGAATAAACTTTTAATTTATAACCCTCCATAAAAGGTCTTGATTAACAATAGGTGCAGACAGCAACAAATATAGCATTGCAGTTTCGCTAATTGCACCTAGTTTTTGCTTCATTAGCCCAATTGGTAGAGGCACTAGTTTTAGGCACTAGGTAGTGTAAGTTCGAATCTTACATGAAGCACCAGTATAAAACCACTAACAGCAATAAATGAAAAGATAGGAAATAGAAATGACAGCAAACAGTTATAGTGGTTTGTAATTATTAATATCTATTAAAGTTATTTCACTTACATCCAAAATGTGTTACAATATTAATGTAATCAAGGAGGGTGTAATTATGAAAAAAGCAATTCACATAATAGGTATTATAATTTTCTGTTTGGGACTAATGTCTGGAGATAGTGAAAATTTAATTTATCCTTTAGGCATGTTAGTTATAGGTTATACAATGGCAAAAGTTGGAGCTCATTAAAATAATGAGCTCTTTTTTATTTACTTCTATTATCAATTATGTTATTATAATTATGTAATAAGGAGGATGTTGATATGTATTTCGCTTTTGATTTAACTGACACTAAAAAGGTTGATGAGATAACAGAGCAGAATGTGGACTGTATTAAACTTTATGGATTTAACTCTATAGATGATGTAGAGAAATTTGTAGACAATAATTATTCATATATAGCGGTTTACAAACATAATGATAAATTCCCTACACCTGTGAATTTTAATTCTAAATATGATGCTCAACTAGAAATTATAAAGTGTTTACAGAACAATTAAGGAGGACGTTATGAATGAGTTTATTGAAATTTTAGAAAAGGCTAAAAATGCTTGTGCGGAAATTGATTGTGCAGACTGTCCTTTATCAGTAGGCATTTATCAAGAAGGTCCTAACTATGTTTATTATTCATGTGATATACGCAAGAAACCACGGGATTGGGATCTTGAAAAGAAGCGTATGAAACAGGATAAAAATTATAGAAAAAATTTAGAGAAACAAGCTAAAAAGGAAGCTGAAGCTGCTGAAAAGAAAACTAAGAAAAGAG